CTAAAATTCCAGCCTCAACTAATACTCCTAGACCTTCAGCGTCAAAATGCACTAATGCGTCTGCTGACCCATCTTTATGTTCTTTGACTATTTGTATTTGAATATTCATTTCTCTTGTGCCTTTTTTAGTATTGCTTTAGCAAAATCAATAATGCCTTCTAATACTTTGTCAGGATTGTTCATCTGCCACAATTCAAAAGCGTAAGCAAACGCCTCTATTTCCTCATCTGTTAAGTCTTTGCTGGGATGGGTGTAGAGTGGAATATCGTAGTCAGTTTTAATAAAACCTTCCATTCTTGGCTTGCCTGTGTTTTTATCTATCCACGCTACTGGTTCAGCTAAACCCCCCATAAGTGTAGGGTTTGTTGGTACTTGTTCAATCTTTTTAGATGATTTAGACAATCTCCATAAAGCTAATTGCTTTTTCAATTTTGCTATTTCAGCTTGTAATAGCTGATTAGCGACATTTTTAACATCATCGTAGCTATTGAGCGACATTTTAGCTTTTAATTCTTCTATTTCAGCTTGTTGCTGGCGTAGCATGGTGGCTGCTTCTTTTTTTATTGTTAAATTTGGATTACATCTTAAAGCCGCTTGTTCATGTGTTTCGTTTCCTATCAATTCGGAAGGGCGTCTACAAACTATTTCTAATTTATCCAATTCATCAGCTAGTTCATTTGCATTCATTTCCTTCTCCTTTTTTCCATATCTTTTTGATGGATGATTGCTCCGTAATGAAACAATCCAGCTAGGAATATGGATAGAGCTATTGCTAATAAAATAATCATTTCTCTTGTGCCTTTCTTAGTATTGCTCTAGCAAATTCTTTCCAGTAAACATATCCACTAGCCCATTCGCATTTCTCATAAACCTCTGCTATTTCCTCATCTGTTAAGTCTGCTGGATGAATAAAAAGCGGAATCCATTTACTATTTAATGAGTGGTCAATAGCACTAAAGAATGTATCTTTATCTTCTTTACGCATCCACGCTACTGGTTCATCTAAACCCCCCACAGATGTAGGGTTTGATTGCTCAATCTCCTCAGATGATTTAGACAATCTCCATAAGGCTAATTGTTTTTTCAACGCTTCTATTTCAGCTTGATAAAGAGACATTTTAATTCTTGCGTTCATGGCTTCTTTTTCCCATATACCAACTTGCTGTTTCAACTTCTCTACTTCAGCCCTATATTTTGCAATATCTTGTTCTGCGTATCTGAGAATTACTTTTTTAGCTAGTTTCAACGCTTCGTTTTCAGCTTTTGCATTAGCGGCTTGCTGTCCTTCATGTTTCCAATCTTCATGCTTTGCGAGTATTTCTTTTTTAAGAAATTCTATTTCAACTTGTTGTTGGCGTAGCATGGTTTTGGATTCCATCAAAGTATCCCAGTCTGCTTCAAACATGATGGATGACCTATCGTCATTCCTAAGTCTGTCAGCAAAGGATTGAATGTTTGAAATTAGTTTGTTTGTATCATTTGCGTTCATTCTTGTGCCTTTCTTATTAAATATTTAAAAGCAATATGTGATGAAAACATTTTTTGTGGGCATTCTTCATGTAGTTTCAACCACTCTATAAATGAAAATCTTGCAGGGATGTCGCTAGCAGTTACATCAAGTAAAGCCCCACATCGGCATTTAGAAACTATGTTCATTTCTCTTGTGCCTTTCCATAAAACATCTGCTTACTAAATGCTTCTAACACCGCCTGTTTTGTTTTGTCATCAGGTATTTCTGCCAATGCTTCATTGATAGCATCAAGCAATACTCTGCCGACATCTTTTGCTGGAATTATCGTAGCCATTATTTCTCTTGTGCCTTTCTTAGTATGTCCTCAACAATAAACTTAAGTCCAAGAACATTGATGTCTGCCGAACTTGGGTGAACCTGACAACACAAAACCATGCGGTGTGTAAAGTCGCCTATTTCCTCATCTGTTAGTGCCTTTTCTGGTGGTTTTTTCCATAACACTTCCACAATCCTATGCTCGTCATCTGTATAAGTAACGGCTAATAGTTCACCTGTTTCTTTACTTTTTTGAAGTGATAGGTGTAGTTCTTTTGCTGGATGGGTGTAGAGTGGAATGTTGTAATCAGAACAATCACCACCTTTACCTGATTTCTTAAATTTATCTGTAATAACATCATCATCTTTACACATCCACGCTACTGGTTCATTGTTCATTTCTCTTGTGCCTCAATAATTGTTGGAATATCTTTCCATTCATGCCCACCATTAGAGCCTTCAGTCCAAAGAAAAGCACCTTGCAACACTGTTGTTCCATCTAACTTTTGAAAAAGCCTATAGGCACTTGCTTGGGTTGCTTGCAGGCGAGCCGCAGCAACAACAGGATTCATAAAGCCTGTAATCATTTTTCTTGCTCCCTATTAAGAACCATTCTTGTAATTTTTAATTGGTATTTTAAGTCCTCTATTTCAGCTTGTTGCTGACGTAGCATGGTGGTTTCTTGTTCTAAAGCATTTTGTAATTGCCCCAACGCCTCTTTAGCTTGTTCCGACCAGTCATGTGGTTCTTCATGGGTGTTGTGTGTTTCTATTAATCTTTGTATGTTCATTTTTGTTTAACTCCTATTCCATGTGCCACCTCTACTGCACGAATAATGTACATTAGGTTCGGCATACTACAATCTTCACCTTGCCAGCATTGACCATTACCAAGTATGAATTTAATTTCTTGCTCAAGTAAGGGTATCTTTGGTTCTTTCAACGCCTCTATTTCAGCTTGTTGCTGGCGTAGCATAGTGGCGGCATTACCTATAGGCGATGCCCTCCATTCTTCAAGAGAGCAATCATAAGAAATGCTATCCAACTCATCAGCTAGTTCATTTGCGTTCATAGATAGTCCTCCGCTAATGACCATAAGCGTTCGTTCATTTGAATTAACGGCGTGGCTCCAGTGATGCCTCGTGAAGTCATTTGCCGACCCTTGCGAGTGCGATAAGTGATTCCGCCTTTGACTAGGTTCTCTTGAACTCGGTTCAGGACGTTCCAAAGTGCACCGCCTGAATCCTCATCTCGCCTAGAAACTAATAGGTCTCCTGGTTTAATATTTGAACCTACAATTTTGAGGGCTAATTCACTAGCCTCGCATGCAAACTCATATACTGCATAACCCATTAGTATTTTCTTTTGAAACTTTTCAATACGTTTTGCTGCCTCTATTGCGGCGTTGATAACCTTCTTTGACTCCTCAATAACTGACTGCTCAGTCACGTCCACATGGCGCAGCCGAGACCTATAGATATCAGCTGACTTGACGATTAAACCATTCCCGCAAATCAAGCGGAACAGCGCAGCGTCCATGCGTAATGAAGTTGAACCATCGTTAGAATTGACTACTAACACTTCAGGGATTGTGCCGTTAATTTCGTGAGAAAAGTCTTTGTGCCGCAATCTAATAAAATGTTCTACAACACGGGGATCACGGACTCTAGGCTTCATCGAATGTACCTGCGTAACGATGAAGTCATGCTCGGTCATGATGTCCACTACGTCGGTGGTGTGAATGATCTGGTATTTCTGCGAGAGACCCTCGGATTGCAAAGGAGAGACGGCGGCAGCGGGCAATTCAAATGTCATAGTATTTCCTTTATTTAAGCGTTTATAAGGTGAAGCAGTTGAAATTATAGCTCGGATTGCTTCAGGGAGGCAAGGGATATTTTGTGAGGGGAAACCCGTGGCGTGTAAAATGAACTATAATTCAAGGTGCGTGGTTGAGTTCATTTTAGCTTCCTCATCAATACGCCAGCTCCTTCACGAGTCATCCGCTTGGCCACGCAACCAATCGGCTATTGGTGAGGAACCTAAAATGAACTCATTGTTAAACGAACAACAAAAGCGGATCAATTAATGGCTAACAGATTTGGATTTAACCTCGGTGACTACAATACTGAGGAAATTAAAAGTAATGATGGCTTCAAGGATATCGTCCCTGAAAAGATGCGGCATGCTCGGCGATGGTTACTCTGGCGCAGTGAGAAAGATAAAAGTAACAGCAACAAGTCCAGAAAAGTTCCGTATTATGCTGACGGGACATTCCGCCGTGGTACTCTTGACACCCCTGATGATTTAGAACGCCTAGTAACTTATGACAAAGCAGTAGAGATATTAGGTGAAGGTAACTTTACTGGTCTTGGTTTTGCGCTCGGTAAAGATGGTGAGGGATACTGGCAAGGGATTGACCTAGACAATATTACAGAGCACAAGAATGATTCATTAGCGCAAAGCCTACCAGGATACGTAGAAATGAGTCCGAGTGGCAACGGGGTGCATGCCATTGGTTACGGTGAATACTTCCGCGGTAAGAATCGTTCAGGTGAGTTAGGATGGGAATATTACTCCCGTGCTAAGTTTTTTACCTTCACTGGTAACATGTTTAAAGACGGTGAGATTGTTGATCTGAAGCCGTTCATCAAAAGAAAAATAGACAAAGATATATCAGATGAATCCGCAGAGCGCAAAGGTTCTCTGGGACAACTCATTATTGGACCTGAGCAATTAGAAGATATTGAACGCGCATTGCGTTTTATTGACCCAGATTGCCCTCGTGATGAATGGTTGCAGATATGTTTCTCACTTGCGCGCATACCTGATGGTTATAGATTATTTTACGAATGGTCTAAGCGTTCATCAGGTGCAAAGCATTCCGTAGCGAGTGACGCAGACATTGAGGATCAATGGAATGACGTGTATGCTAACTCTCGTGGCGAGATAACACTCGGAACTTTGTATCATTATGCGTCTAGGAATCCTGAATATTCATCAACCGAGGTAGGAGAAAACCTAGTAAAAGAACTAGGAGTAAATAAAAAGAAGGATCAATTTCTTGAGAAGTTCAAACCAGTACCGCTGAGTTATGATTACCTGCCTGAACCTGACTGGGTTATTGACGGATTTATTGGGGAAGGCGTAACCTTTATTGCGGGTGCGGAAGGTAAAGGTAAATCATCCCTATTGCTCCCCCTCGCGTTACAAGTAGCACACCTAACCGAACCAACGGGATTGACGGTAAAACATCGTAGGCGCGTTCTTTACATTACTGAAGACCATGCGCAAGCCGACCGCATTTGTTACGGTATGCGTTCACATTATTCAAAGTTGGGGCGCGATGATTGGGAGTATTGGATAAAGATTATCCCTGCCTTCCGTATGAATGACGATGAAATTAAGTTCACTGCGGAATACGCAAAAGACTTTACGGTGAATATTGACGGACGGGAGATTCCACCGCTTACAGTATTTGATACTGCGTCCGCTACGTTCGTGCTTGAGAATGAAAACGACAATAGCGAAGCCAGCCGCCTGATGAGCGTAATTAACAATGAGTTCTTTTACCGTAACTATATGCCAGTCTGGATTAGTGGGCATACATCAAAGACTTTGAGTAGGACCAGTGCGGTAGAGGAATTGAGTGCGAGGGGCGCGTCGGCTTGGGGCGGTAACGCTACGGGTACAGCCTTTATATTTGAAGACGAGAATATTGAGGGACGCATACTCGCTACAAAAAAGAAAAGATTCAGCGAGACGATTCAGGAAGTGCGAGCCGTATTACGCCACCACACCACGCAATCAAAGAACCGTTATGGGGATATTAACGAGTCATCTCCATACTATTCAGTTGAGTTAGTCAGTTCCAGTAAGAAGGAGCGCGAAGTAGTTAATGCTGAGAATAAAGCGGACGATGCAGCTCGCCGAATAATCAAGTTCATCAACACTCAGATTCAAGACCTAGGACGATGCACTTACGGGGAAATAACAGACTCAAAAGTGGCGGGAGACAAGAGTAATATTCCACATATATTTTTAACCATGATTGACCGCGGAATGGTAGAAAGAATTGTGCCGACTCCTGAACAATGTAAGGAATTTGGTATACATAGAAACGCCAGATTGGTCAGAACCCTTGGTAACTGGGCTTACCATGATTAAACTTAACTTGCCTGAACCTGCCTGCACTTACCTGAACTGCTTCAGGCGAGTTCTAAACCTAATGGGTTATAGTTTTGTTGCTACTTTTGGGTTTTACTTACCTGAAGTAAAAACCACAGCGCAATTACCATTCAGGAACTCCCCTGGAATCGCATTCATGCGTTCCAGTGGTGAGGCATGTATCTGTTGGGTTCTAACTCGCCTGCCTGCCTGTTGTTCTAGAGATCAGGCGAGTACTTTAAATTGGAGAATTAAATAATGGAAATTAGTTTGAGTATTGCTGAGTTGTTTCTACTGGCTTGGGCAATTTCTGCCTCGGCTTTTGCGGTATGGTGTCAGTTTGAGGTCAGGAAGTCCGTAATAATGCTGGTGATGACGACTGGTGTTTTGCGTGACATTGCTGAGGGAAAAGCGCGGGTAGAAATGAAGGATGAACAGATCATTATTGAGCGAATTTTGCCTTTACGTAAAAATGAGGGATAATTCTCAGAAATCAATCGGGTAGGAACTGTATATGGCTACGAAAAATCAAAAGATTGCAGAGAGTATGAAGGGCAATGAAAACGGCGTAAAAAGGGGAGCTTTTGTAGCGCTCCTGCGGAGGAAGCTAGTTCAAGATCCTAAGAAATTAGAACGCATTGCTGAGGCTTTGTTCAAATTAGCGGAGGAAGGAGACATGGCTGCAATCAAGGAGCTAGCCTCCCGCCTAGACGGAACGCCGACTCAAAGTATTGAGATGAGCGGTCCTGACGGAGACCCAATTCAAGTAGAACAAGCAGGTACATTCGCTAAAGAGCTTATGGCAAAAATCCTCGAGGCTAAACAGAAAGAGGCAGACAATTGAGCAATGATAATTATCACCCAGATGGGTTTGTCCCGATGCAGAATGCTTCAGTTGACGGATTTAACACTATGCCGAAGAACAAATTGATAGAGGACATCGCCGCGCTTGAGCGTGGGTTGGCGTTCATGCATGATTTGAAAGAAGAAAAGACAATCAAGACTAAGCCAATGTCGTTCACTGAGGCAGAAGAATTGATTGCCGCGAATCAGGGATTGACTTTTGCTGCAATCCGCGCTGTTGAGCGGTTCCACGGAATATCATGAGCACATGTACTAACTGCGGGGGTTTAATCCCCATTCAAGGTTTGATGACGGGAGTGACGCTTCCGTTTTGCCACTGCGTAAAGCCTGAACGCGCCCGAGACCCGATGCGTCCGATGTCCTTTGCTGATATTCAAGAACTGTTCGGCATACCGCTCTCAACGATTGACGGAGACTACAACGCGGTAAAGGTTCTGGAGTTCGTACGTAAGATTGAGAAGTTCCACGGCATAGGATGAACATTGCTGAGATTGTAAAGCGGGAGTTGTCAAAACCCAACCCGCTAGATGCCCTGCCCGCACCGCACAGAGCAGCGATGCTCAAACGGATGCAGTGGCTCGCTGTGGCAGGTAACCATCAAATAGAACCCGCAGGGGATTGGTGGTCAATCTGGTTGCTACTCGCGGGGCGCGGCGCAGGGAAGACCCGAACCGCAGCTGAGGAGTGCTGGTGGACAGCATGGGATCAGCCGAACATTCGTTACCTCGTCTCCGCGCCCACGTCTGCCGACGTTAGGGATACGTGCTTTGAGGGTGAGTCGGGAATCCTGAACGTCATACCGCATGAGATCATCGCGCCCAACGGTTATAAGTCATCGCTCAACGAGTTGACCCTCATCAACGGCTCGCTCATCAAAGGTATTCCCGCCAGTGAGCCTGGACGCTTCCGTGGTCCGCAGTTTCATCACGGATGGCTGGACGAGTTAGCAGCATGGGACTACCTTGACGAGTCATGGGACATGATTCAGTTCGGTATGCGCCTAGGACAACATCCTAAGTTGATCTGCACGACTACTCCAAAGCCAAAGCCATTGATCGTTGACCTCGTCGCGCGTGACGGTGATGACGTTGCTTACGTGTCAGCCTCTACGTATGACAACATCGATAACCTCGCCCCGACGTTCAAGAAGCAGATCCTCCAATACGAAGGAACAACCCTTGGGCGTCAAGAGCTATACGCCGAGTTGATTGACCCTGAGGAGTCAGGCATCATCAAACGTCAGTGGTTCAAACTCTGGCCAGCTGACCGCCCATTGCCTCAGTTTCAGTACGTGGTGCAAAGCTACGACTGCGCAACGAGCGACAAGACCGCGAACGACCCGACTGCCTGCGTAGTACTCGGCATCTTTAAGCCCAGCCCAGATAAGCCGATGTCCGCCATGGTCATTGATTGCTGGACCGAGCACATGCAGTATCCCGACTTGAGACCGAGAGTCGTTGAGGAGTACGGCTCAATCTACGGAGATGACGACGAGTGGGGTAACGGGAAGAAGGTGGATCTAGTTTTGATCGAGGACAAGTCCGCAGGCATCTCACTCATTCAAGACTTACAACGCGCTGGGCTGCCCGTCCGTGCTTACAATCCTGGACATGCCGACAAGACTCAGCGACTCAACATCGTCTCGCCAATCATTGCTCGTGGATTGGTCTACCTGCCCGAGAGTGAAACAAAGGCGAAGGTGCATAGGACTTGGTGTGATCCACTCGTCAATCAACTCTGCGCATTCCCAGAGGTAAGGCATGATGACCTCGTTGACGCTACGTCGCAGGCTCTGCGCTACTTGAGGGATGCGGGCTTCCTCACTACTGACTACGTACCTGACAACTCAGATATGTACGTTGATGAGACCCAACCGCGCAGAATCAACCCGTATGCCGTTTGATGAGCTATAATTTGCAGAAATCCCTTTAGGTCAATCTCATGGATAATGATCCGTCCTCATCAGTAAACGTCACAGGCATAACTGGCGCCCAGCTCGCAGCCATGCAGCAGGCTGGCTTGCTAGGTGGTCAAAGCGGATTGGGTACTCAAGCCCCTAGCGTTGATGAGATGCAATACGCTACTCAAGTAGCTTCTCCTCAGTATCAAACCAGTTACCCTACTCCCGCGCCCAGCCCTTCGGTTTTGGATTCATTACCGACTCTTGATGAGGCTGCTAATTACCTCGCTAACCTTCCCGCTCAAGCGCAACGCCTGTTGACAAATCCCGCCGCATTCACAGAGATGCTAACGGGTAAGAACCCATTACCGGAGCAAACAGGTTTTGCAGCTTCCGCTACTGGCTTGCCCGCTCAGAACCCGAACTCCTTATTTACTCCTGCGGGTATGGCGTATAACCGAGGTTATGAATCTGGCGAGCCTGTTTCAATCGCGGCGATGGGCGTGCCTGCCCTCGCGCCCGCTGGTCGCATGCTCGGCAATGCTGCTGGTGAGCGTATTATGGCGGGTCAAAGTTTGATCCCAGGAGTTCCCGCTGACCTCGTAAATCCGCAGATCATGTCTGCCGTCAAGAACAAAGGCGGTAACTGGGCGCAGAACTCAGTCAATCGTCTTGACGCCCTAAAATATCCTATTCAAAACGCCGGAAGTAGTAAGTTTGATTTCATTCGTGACAACACCAATCCAGCGAAGGTAGCCGAGCACATTGCTGAACTTGAAAAAGTCGGTTACTCACCTGAGCAGGTCAAAGAAGTCATGAATGAGATTGCAATCAACAAGTGGGTAGACACAAAACTTAAGAACTACACTCGTAATGAGATGGGGACACCGACTGATCCAGTTCTGGCACTACATGAACAAGGCATCAGCCACATACCTGACATTGGCACTCAAGATTTTGAACCGATCTTCTGGCTCAAAGAGCAAAGACAAAAGGCGGGTATGCCTGAGTCAGGATTCGCAAAATCGCCCGAGGCAAAAGACTGGGAGAACCGAGCTGATCAAGCAATCAACAATACTCCCGCGCAATTCATAACTCCTGGTAAAAATAATTATAGCAGTGACCTCGGAGAGCTTGCAGCTCGTAATCCTGATGCCATCGTGCATGAATTGAATACTAATTCCCGTCGCCTCGGGTTTGAGCACTTGACCGATGAACTTAAGAATTCAATCAGTCACAACTCTGACCTACCTGAGCATTTACGCTTGAAGCCCGAAACACTTGACAAGATGACCGTGCCGCATGCCGTCAAGCATGTAGCAAAGATCAATAAGTGGCGAGCAGACCAAATGTCCAAGGCTGCAAAGGATAGTCTCAAAGACTTCCCAATTGTACATGAAAGTGGTAACGGATATAACATTCATGAACTCAAGATGCCAGATGCTCCTTTAGAATTACCCCACGGATTAAAAGTAATTGACGCTGGAGATGGGTTACTTGGAATTGGAACCCAAGATGGTACTGAGATAATGCACTCACCATACGCTAAAACGCCAGAAAATCTTATATATAAATATAACTCAAATTTAGCACGTAATAAGCTAGACAAGGCTCTCAAAAATGAAGGTGAACAAATGGGTCACTGCGTCGGAGGTTATACTGACTCCGTGGCATCGGGTGAGTCCCGCATCTTCTCACTACGTGATGAGAAAGGCGGGGCACATGCCACTGTAGAAGCGACTCCGAGTCGGCAGACGTACAATCCTGCGTTGATTCCTGATGACGTCAAAGCGCAGATTGATAAAAAGGCTCATGACGAAACAGTCAAAGCAGGTTACCCAAAAGACTCTATGGGTTGGCTTCATCATTACACTGGCGTACAGATTCAAGAAGGTGAGAAGTACTTCAAGAATAACCCCATGCTCAACATCGAGCAGATTAAAGGTAAAGGCAACAAAGCAGTCTCCGATAAATATCGCACCTACATCAAAGACTGGCTCAATAAAGAAGCAGATAAAGTTTATAGCGCTAATGACTTAGACAACATCGGCGTCATTGACCTTAAAAATGGCGTAATACGTCCTGAGAATTTAGACCCAAAAATTGTTAAAGCTCTGAATTCAGGTGAGTTAAAGCGGTTTGCCTCTGATGAAGAAATCAAACACATCATGACGCGCCCAGAAAAGCCATTCGCAAAAACTCCTGAGCAAATGCGCAATGAGTTATTCGAGAAGAGCCGAGCTAACGAGGCAGAGCGTAAAGCTAATGAGCCACGCACACTGCAACAACGCATGCGGGATCAAGGTAGGCTACCGCCAGAAGGTCATAAGAACGGTGGACGCATTCAAAAGTTTGCTGAAGGTGGAACTCCTGACCCAATTTATCCTGAAGACATTCAAAAAGGTTTAGATGAAAATCGCATCACAAAAAATCAAGCTGATTATCTTCACAACGCACGATTAAATCCTGTGCCTGAACATTGGGGAGATCACATGTCATATCAAGACAGATATAATGAATCATTAGAACCTAAACCTGAATACGTTGCTCCTACAAATGAAGAAATTCGCGTTCAAGAGTTTTTAAATAAGCAAGACCCAATGCGTCAACCCAAAGTTGATATGAATCGTGAACAATTAAGACAGCATGCTTTTCAAACTGAAAACCCTGCAACCTTCAGAAGTAACCCTGCTAGAGTCGGCAGTGGAGCAGGAGGCGGCGGGGGCGGCTTTGGAGGTGACGGGCTACTCAAAAATGAAATTAGCGCAAAAAATCCAGTTTACAAAAACGGTGGATCAGTTAAAATTCCGTCAATAGACGAAATGCGCCTCACAATACTTAGGAATAAATAATGCCTGAAATGCCAATCGAACAAGAATACGATCGCCACATCGCCCCTTTAAACGGTGAGCCTGCTTCTCAAGATGATGAGGATTCTATATTTGACATTCCAGAAGAAGAGTCCGAGGTAGAAGAGCAGGAAGACGGCTCAGCTATTGTACGCTTGACTACTAAAGGACCAGATGAGTCCCCAGACTTCTATGAGAACCTAGCAGACACTCTTGACTCATGGGACACTGCGAGCTTAGGATTAAAGTATCTTGACTTAATCGAGAAAGATAAAGAAGCTCGCGAGGACAGAGACAAACAGTATGAAGAAGGCTTGCGTAGAACAGGCTTAGGGCATGATGCTCCTGGTGGTGCTCAGTTTCAAGGTGCTAGTAAGGTCGTTCACCCAGTCATGGCGGAGTCCTGTGTTGACTTCTCGGCTCGGGCGATTAAGGAATTATTCCCACCTGACGGACCAGTACGTACAAAGATTATTGGCGAAGCTAGCGAGCAAAAAGTCTCTAAAGCAGAGCGTAAGCGTGATTATATGAATTGGCAACTTACTGAGCAGATTCCTGAGTTTAGAGATGAGGAAGAACAATTAACCTCACAACTCCCACTCGGGGGTAGTCAGTACCTCAAGATGTGGCATGATGCGCAGCAGAAACGCCCACGCGCTGAGTTCGTCCCGATTGATAATATTTATCTTCCGTTCGCCGCTGGTAACTTTTACACTGCCCAACGCGTAACCGAGGTGCAAGACATAACTCAAGAGGAATATGAGTTACGTGTTTCATCTGGTCTTTACATTGACACAGACATCTTCCGTGCCTCTCAAGAGCCAGAAGAAAGCAAAGCTGAAAAAGCAAACAATAAGATTGAAGGTCGTAAGTCTCAAGCTGACAACATTGACGGTATCCGTCGTGTTTACCATATTGCGACATGGTTAGAATTAGAAGCTGATGACTTCTCTAAAGGTGAACGTGCTCCGTACATCATGATGATTGATGAGAACGAGCGTACTGTAGTTGGACTCTATCGAAATTGGGAGGATGGTGATGATACCCTCAGTAAGCTGGACTGGATTATTGAGTTTAAATTCATACCTTGGCGTGGTGCTTATGCTATTGGCTTACCTCATCTTATTGGTGGGTTATCTGCTGCTCTTACTGGTGCATTACGCGCTCTGCTCGACTCCGCGCACATTAACACCGCCCCCACAATGCTCAAACTCAAGGGAGCAAAAATCTCAGGTCAATCAACGACCATAGAGCCTACTCAGGTTTCTGAGATTGAAGGTGCTCCAGGAGTAGATGACATTCGTAAGATTGCAATGCCTGTGCCTTTCAATCAACCTAGTCCTGTTTTGTTCCAATTATTGGGTTGGTTAGATGCCGCTGCAAAAGGTGTAGTCTCCACGAGTGAAGAAAAAATTGCTGACGCAAGTAATACTATGCCTGTCGGTACTGCCCAAGCCCTGATTGAGCAAGGTTCAGTAGTGTTTAGCTCGGTACATGCTAGACTGCACGAATCACAGAAAAAAGTTTTGATGATACTCGCTCGTCTTAACCGCTGGTACATGGATGAGTATTCCAAGAATGACATGGCTCAAGAACTCGGAGTCACTAAAGATGATTTTGAGCGTAACACGGATATCATTCCTGTTTCTGACCCGCATATTTTTGCTGAGTCACAACGCTATGCGCAGATTCAAACCCTCGCAGCTCGTGCTCAGTCTAATCCTGACCTGTACAATCGCTTAGAAGTTGAGAAGCGCATCCTCAAACAGATCAAGATTCCTGACGTCAACGGCGTACTGCCAGATCCACATGAAGTAGAAGATATGAACCCAGCGTTGGAGAACGTATCTATGACGCTCGGTAAGCCTGTCGGCGCATTCCCCGCGCAGGATCACATCGCTCACTTCCTGTCTCATTTGAATTACGCTCAAGACCCAATCTTTGGTTCTAACCCGATTGTCGCACCTACGTTCATCCCTGCATGTCTTGAACATTTGAAGCAGCATTTAACTCTCTGGTACCTCAAGCAGTGCGATGGTTACACTAGCGCGGCACTCGGTAAGCATTTTGACGTTCTCAAAGTGCAACCAATCATGGCTGAGGCGCAGAAACTACTCGCGGCTTCTACTGAGCACGTTCATGCAGACTCTAAACAGCAGCTTTCGGACGTAGCTAATGGTATTCAACAGATGCTTCAGATGCTCAAAGGCTTACAACAGCAACCTCAAATGCCTACCGACCCGAACGTCATGGCGCAGGTCAAGGTTATGGGCGATGCAGCAATGGCGGAAACTCAACGCAAGGCTGCTTACGACAAAGCTGATTTAGAATTGAAAGCGCAAAAGCAGAATCAAGACGCTCAAGAGAAGGAAGCTAGCATCGTAAGCACTCAGCAAATTGAAACTGCTAAGCTAACTAACGACGCAGCGACAATGACTATTGAAAAACAATTCGAAGCTAAGCAAGCCGAAGCCGAACGTGCGCATGAAGCCCAATTAGCGAATCAAGAACACCTGCAAGCTATGCAGCAGGCAGAGCAACAAGCTCAACAAGCAGCAATCCAACAGCAAGCAGTAACTCAACAACCTCAAGGAGAATCAAATGTCTGAAGCAATCAACGCCCATAAGAAAATGGCAATGGGAGTTACCGAAGGTAACGTAATGAAAAAAGGCGGTAAAGTAAAGAAGTACGCTAATGGTGGCGCGGTAGCTGAATCTAAAGTGGCAAACCTGCCAGCTAAAGGTAGCCCGCTCAAACCAAACATGTTGACGGGTAAGCCGCGCATCGCTACAATGAAAAAAGGCGGCGCAGCACGTGGGCGTTAATATCGGAGACTTAATCGGCTTGATAAAGAATCGGCGACTTGAAATCGCCCTTTCTCTTGCTGATGGTGGAGCAATCAATATAGAAAGCTATCATCGTTTAGTTGGTCAGAATATGGGACTTGGTGAAGTCTTGATTATGATCGATCAACTAATGCAAGAATCAGAAAAGGATTTGTAGTACAACCCGCGCCGTATGGCGCTTTTAATAGGAGAGTCGCATGACTTTTGATGTAGAGCAGACGTTAGATGAAGCATTCCCTCAAGTTGATCCCATGATCAAACCTCTAGGGGCACGTATATTAGTTCAATTACGCGCCGTCAAAGAGAAAATGTCCAGTGCTGGAATCCTCCTGCCTGAAGAAACCAAAGAAACTGAAAAGTGGAACACCCAAGTCGGCAAGGTATTAGCCGTGGGACCAATCGCATTTAAAAAACGCGACAGTAATGAAGACTGGCCAGAAGGTGCATGGTGCGAAGTCGGTGATTATGTCCGTGTTATTAAGTGGGGCGGGGACAGATGGGAAGTAGACTACACGGATGAAAATGGTCTAAAGGGTAAAGCACTGTTTACGTTCTTTAATGATCATGAACTAATCGGCAAGATAACGGGAGATCCCCGAGCTATCAAAGCCTTCATTTAAGTTTTGAAAGGAAAACTAGTATGAATCCAACTGATAAGATGGAAGCGCAATTAGCGGTAGAAGAATTACAAGACGGTGGCGCAGCGGTATTGCTACCTGAAGGAGAAGACAATCCGCAAGACGTAAAAGCGGATGATCATCAAAATGATGACGCTAATGATGGCGATAATTCTGCCGATGCTGAAGAACGAGAGAAAATTCGTGAAGCCCGTCGGGAAGAACGTCGTCTAAAGAAGCAACTTCACAGGGAAAAAGCAAAAGAATCCAGCTCTCTGATTAATGCACTAAAAAAGCAGAATGAAGCCCTCGCCAATCGCCTTGCGGCTGTTGAAAAGAAGACTTCAGGAGCAGAATTAGCGCGGATTGATAAAGCGATTGATGACGCAGGAGTTCAAGTAGAGTACGCAAAAATGAAACTTACCGAGGCAGTCGGTCAAAATGACGGTCAAGGCGTAACACGTGCTCAAGAACTGTGGTATGAAGCCAAGCGCAAACTAGAATCCCTAGAAAACGTAAAGGCAAATGCTACTCGTCAGATGACTCAACCCCAGCAGCAGAACATTCAAGTACCTGACCCTATGGTGCAAAAAATGGCAGCTGATTGGATGGAAGATAATCCATGGTACGACCCACACGGTAATAACGAAGAATCCCAAATGGCTCAAATCATTGACAAAAAATTGACAGATGAAGGATATGACCCTTCAACTGAAGATTACTGGGATGAATTAAGTGACCGTATGGCTCGTTACGTTCCTAAACAAAGTCAAGCTGCAAAGCAAACTGCACGTCCACGTTCAGTAATGACTAGTTCAGGCAGGGAGTCTACTGCGACTACAAAATCCAATGAATTCAGGATTAGTCCAGAGCGTGTTGCAGCAATGAAAGAGGCAGGTGCTTGGGATAATCCTGAGGCTCGCCAAAAAATGATCAAGCGTTTTGCTGATTATGACCGTCAACAAAAGAATAGAGGTTAATTATGACTGACAATCGTTTAAAAAAGAATACAACCGCAGGTCGTGAGAGTCGCGGTGGTGATGATACACGTGCTAACCCTGCTGATTCTATGGCATCTTCAGAAGAACGTCGCCGTATGTTCCGTTCTGAGTGGTTTCAAGAAGCGTTACCGACGCTCCCTGAGATTCCTGGATTTCACACATGCTGGCTTTCAACTACTAACCAGTATGACCCAATTCATAAGCGTTTGAGAATGGGTTACACTCCAGTTACTCTGGATGACTTGCCTTCAGGTTACGATCATTTGAAAATCAAGTCTGGTGAGCATGAAGGCTTTATCGCTGTTAATGAAATGCTTGCTTATAAGATTCCTCTTGAGGTTTATCAAGACATTATGCGTGAAATGCACCATGATGCCCCAATGGATGAGCAAACAAAGATCAAAGTTCAACAGGAACAACTCCTCAACGCTAAGGATTCCAACGGAAAACGCCTTGGTCAAATTGAAGGAGATGGTATGGAATTTGACCTCAGCCGTCAAGCTCCATTATTTGAGTAATTGAGTAGATTTTGGGGTAGTTAAAAATAAAATTTTAACTATTCCAAAATTGAGCTATAATTCTTTCAAATTCAAGTTGCTTCACGCAGCTTAGTCTAAATTAGAAGTAGAGGCACCCTTAAAATCGCGCTAAATGTGATTTTGCCAAGTCGGCTTTGAACAAAGCTAAAAACCAAAATCCTATTAACCGCTTTAAGGAGCAAACTATGTCAGCTATTTCCGCTCCATTTGGCTTGCGCCCTGCATTCTTTCCAACAGGCTTGGAACGTGCACAGGCATTAGCAAATGGTATCCCATCGGGCTACGCTTCAAACATTTTGAAGGGTCAACCCGTCGAGTATTACGCAAACAATGGTGTTATTCAGCCTGTAACTTCTACCGAAGCATTCTCTGGTTCATTCCAAGGTGTTGAGTGGACAGATACAACTGGTCGCCGTCGTGTTTCTAACTATTGGCCAGCAAGCACTACCGCTATTGCAGGTAGCATCATCGCTTACTTCTACAACGACCAACAAATCGTTTATGAAATTCAAGCTGATGGCTCTATGGCTCAGACCTCAGTTGGTAATGAGTATAACTTTACCAATCTCACCGCTGGTTCTACAACTACTGGTTTGTCCCAATGTACCCTTGGCTCTGCTTCTGCAGTAGGCTCAGGTAACAATGGCCAAATGCGTGTTGTTGATTTGGCTCCCTATGTTGATAATGCTTGGGGTGATGCGTATACAATCGTTCGTATACAAATCTCTAAACCTCAGTTTATCGCTGTTTCTAACGCTATCTAAAGGAGGACTGAACTATGGCAGCCCCGATGCGCAGTACGGACTTCCGTTCAATAGTTGAGCCAATCCTCAACGAAGCATTTGACGGAGTTTATGATCAACGTGCCGATGAATGGTCCACAGTTTTCCGTGAACAAGCAGGCATTCCACGTAACTACCACGAAGAACCAGTATTGTACGGTTTTGGTGCAGCTCCTCAGTTACCTGATGGCAGCCCAGTAACCTATCAACAAGGTGGTGTGTTATTCTTGCAACGCTATGTTTACCAAGTATTTGGTTTGGCATTCGCTTTGACTAAGGTTTTAGTTGAAGACGGAGACCACATCCGTATTGGTCAAGTATATGCTAAGCACTTAGCCCAGTCACTCGTTGAAACTAAGGAACTCCTCTGTGCGAACATTTTGAACCGCGCGTTCAATAGTTCATACACTGGTGGTGACGGCGTTGCATTGAGTTCTTCTGCTCACCCAATCGTTAACGGCACATTTAGCAACTTGCTAGGTACTGCTGCTAACTTGTCCCAGACTTCACTTGAGCAAATGTTGATTCAGGTTCGTCAAGCCGTTGACAACAACGGTAAGAAGATCCGCCTACAACCATTGAAATTGGTTGTGGCTCCTGGCAACGTGTTCCAAGCCGAAGTGTTGTTGAAGTCAGTGCTACGTACTGGTACAGCAAACAATGACATCAACCCAATCAAATCAATTGGATTGTTGCCAGAAGGTGCTTCAGTAATTAGCCGTTTGACTTCTGCGACTAACTGGTGGGTTCAAACTGATGCCCCAGAAGGTATGAAGTTGATGATGCGTCGTGCTCTTGAGAAAACCATGGAAGGCGATTTCGAAACCGACTCCATGCGTTACAAGGCAACCGAGCGTTATTGGCCAAGCTGGACAGACCCACGTGCTATGTACGGCACACCTGGAGTCTAATGTAATACAGGGGCTGGGTCAAAAGCCTAGCCCCTTTTTCTTAATGTAATATGTCTAAGCTTTTCAAGGAGAAAGACACATGCCACAATTTAGTGATGACCTATTTCTAGGTTCCGCGCCCACCTTTATGGGCACTGCAAAAAATGCAACCGCTTCTGTAGTTACTGGTTCTGTAACTGGTACAGTGTTGACTGTAACCGCGTTGCAATCTGGTGACCCATTGACCGTTGGTCAATATGTTACTGGTACTGGTATTACTTCTGGTTCTTATATTACCTCTTTCGCGACTGGTTCAGGTACAACTGGCACTTACAATTTGAGTGCTTCTTCATCTGCTACTGGTTCTATTACTGTAACTGCTTCTGGTAACTACCTGCTTGGCGATCCAGCTCCAATGTCCCTCGGCGTTGGTCCTCTCGGTCGTATTTATATCTGGGACGTTATTCCTGAAGCTAAACAAGTTGCAAACATTTCTGCAGCTGTTATTTATGCTGCCGCTGGTTCTGCTACTTTAGCAGCTGGTACAAGCACTCAATCTGTAGTACGTACTGACGGTACAACTGTAATCCAATTGGATTGCCCACGTGCCGTAAGCGTAACTACTGGTTCAGGTAGCCCAGCTAGTGCAAACTTCACCGTGTCTGGTTATGACTACTATGGTCAAGCTATGACTGAAGTTATCGCGTCTGGCACTGTTGCTTCTACAACCACTCCTGGTAAAAAAGCATTCTATCAGATTTCTTCTATCTCCGTTAGCGCTGGTACTACCGTTGCTGTGTCAGTAGGTACTACTGATGTACTCGGTTGCCCTATTCGCTTTACTGACGTTGGTTACATCATCAGCGCAGGTTGGGCTAGCGCATTAGCTGAAGATACTGGAACTGCAACTGTTGCTGATATGACTAACCCAGCTACTTCGACTACTGGTGACGTTCGTGGAACTTACACTCCTTCAAGCGCGACTAACGGTGTTCGTCGTTTAGTATGTTCATTGGCTGTACCTGCGATTGCGGTTGGTCCAAACGCTACTCGCCTCGGTGCACTCGGTGTAAACCAAGCCTAATAGGAGATAAAACACCATGGCAACTAGTAAATTTATCCGTGAACCAAAAATGTTCACAACCGAGCCTTCAGTTGATGAAGTTGGCGACGGTATGAAGCGCGGTGGTCATGCTAAAAAGCATGCCAAAGGCGGTCATATTCGTAACGAAGAAGCTGAAATCAAGCGCGTTGAAAAAGAACTCAAGCATCATGAACATGAAAAGGCTTCTAAAGCTCATCATGGTTTAAAAGCTGGTGGTCGCGCTCCAAAGGCTGGTCCGAACGTAATGGGCGGTCTAGCTGGTGGGATTGAAGCTACTCGTCGTGATTCTAAGCGTATGACCGAAGGTGTAGAAGGTCCTGGATACAAAAAAGGCGGTAAGGTTCATCATGTATCTGGTCATCCTGTTGGTTCACATGAGCATCACAAAGCTATGGCTAAGCACCACGCTGCTAAGCACAAAGAAGGTGGTTCTGCGCATCATAAAAAGATGCATGAGCACCACAAAGCTATGTGCTCAGGCGGTAAAATGAAAGACGGTGGCGCGGCTATTGACCGTTTTGAAACCAAAACAACTTTGAAGCCAAAGATTGATATCAAAGACAAAGTGCATCAAGCGAAGCAGGTTAAGTCTTTTAATACCAAAACTGAAGGTCTTGAAGGCAAAGGTTACAGGCACGGTGGCGCTTTGAAGAAATTTGCTAAAGGTGGCTTGGCTACTGCTAAAGAGTATATTTCTAAGATCAATGATGGATCCAAAATACCTACAAAGAAATCAGGCACAGGTTCTATCAAAGAAGGTCCAGCGGGTTATAAACACGGTGGACATGTTGCTCATCACTCCAAAAGCAAACACGAACATGCTGGACACAAATCCATGCATGAACATGCCGCTAAACACCACGCCCACGGTGGACATGTTTCCCACAAGGAACACATGGCGCACGGTGGCAAGGCTCATAAGGCTACTGGTGGTAAAGCTAAGAAGTGTAATTACTAAGATTGCGCGGGGGTTCGCCCCCGCCTTCTTAAATTTTGGAGAATGAGATATGACTGCAACAGTTTCGTCAGCAACCGTTAAAGGTGCGTATGAGCCGTTTAACGTACAAGTTGCTCGTGGTCAGATTTATGGTCACAGCACTGTAAACATTTACGGATATCAATCATCCGTTACCACTACAAAGATTCCTCTTTGGGAAAATGCTACCGCATATACTTTTTCTAGCTCTGCTGCGGCAATGACCATAGCTAGTGCCGCTGGCGCTACGGATGCAGGTGTTAAGATTCTAATTCAAGGTCTTGATGCAAATTACAATTCATTGTCTGAAATAGTGACATTGAATGCGTCTGGAACTTCTACTACAACAGGTTTGTATTTACGTATTAATGCGTTAATTACTACTTCTGGTAATGCGACTGGTATCGTTACTGCAAAGAATAGCGGAACCACTTACGCTCAAATTAACGTAGGATTCGGTCGTAGCTTGATGTCTATTTATACCGTACCTAACGGATTTGACTTTTATTTAGAGCGTGTAAGCGCCAATTCGTCATTTAACGGTAATAATGCTAACTATATCACTTACCAAAATTTGAGCACTTTTAACGGCGTAAATATCGTTAGTCAGAATGCTCCGTTTGTAACTGCTTACAATGTTGATAGGGTTATGCCTCGTAAGTTCTCAGGTAAGACTGACCTTCAGTTTTTATTTGTAACTAGCGCAAGTACTGCTGCAATCAACCTCGGTGTAGAAGGTTACTTAATTCAATCTGATGTAGCTGCTAACGTAACTCCATAATCATGCCATTAATCAAATCAAAATCTAAAGTTGCATTTGGTAAGAATGTTGCTACTGAAATTAAAGCGGGTAAACCGCAGAAACAAGCAGTGGCAATTGCTTACTCAGAGAAACGTGCAGCGAAAAAGACGGGCGGAGTATTAACTACAAAAACTCGTAAATCATTGCCTAAATCTGAATTTGGTTTACCAGGAGAGCGTAAATATCCAATGCCTGATCGCGCTCATGCGGGTAATGCAAAAGCTAGAGCAAGTCAAGAAGTTAAAGCTAGAAAATTGTCTAAATCAAGTGAAGCTAAAATTGATGCTAAGGCGAATAAAATACTTGCTAAAAAGACTGGCGGAAAAGTCAAGAAGATTGCGGGGTGGTAAATGTCCACTTCTGGAACTGTAAGTCAAACAGTCGTATCAGTTCAAGATCTGATTGATCATGGTGCTCGTCGCGCGGGTAAGTTGGCTGAGGAACTCACAGTAGAACAAGTTAGCGCTGCAAAGACTAGTTTATATTACCTCTTGTCTAGCCTCGCTAACTGGGGTATTAACTACTGGGCGATTAACAAAGTGGTCATTGGTTTGATTCCTGATCAAACTTATTACTATTTACCCCTCGGTACTGTTGACGTATTGAACGCTAACTATCGTACAACTAGCAATATCACTACTGGCTCATATAGTACATCTGGCGTTACTGCTAATGCATTTGACGGTACAGGACAAAACGTCTGCCAACTCACCAATAACACTGGCGCTATTGGTATTAATGGCGGCTCTGGTAATCCGCTTTATATTAACACTGTTGGTATTCTCTCTGCGGTAACTGGTTCAGTAACTATTGAGATTCAAGCCTCAAGCGACGGAGTTACATGGGAAACTATTGAAGCTCCTGGAGCTGTAAATTGGGTTTCTGGTCAATGGCTCTATTATGATTTAGAAGCTACGGCTACGCTGCCGTATTGGAGAATTCAGCAGGTTGCTGGTATTGACATGGGCATGCGTCAAGTTCAATTCGGTACAATGCCTGTGGCAATCCCAATGGCACGTATGAACAGGGATGATTACTCAAACCTGCCTAATCGTCAATTTCAAGCGTTACGCCCACTGCAATATTGGTTTAATAGAACTATTAACCAACCTAACATGGAAGTCTGGCCAGTACCTAACTCCATTCAACCTCAGATTGAACTCTGGCTTAATCGCTATATTCAAGACGTAGGTGATTTGAATGGTGAAATTGAGATTCCGCAATACATGCTGTTTGCAATTCAAAATGGATTAGCATGGCAAATGGCTCAAGAATTGCCTCAAGTAGATCCACAGCGTATAATTTACCTTGAACAACAATATGAAAAACATTTATTGATGGCGCAAAATGAAAATAGAGATAAAAGTCCTGTTTACTTTAGCCCGAATATAAGTTATTACACAAAATAAATATGGATTCTTTTGTATATTCTTGGTCAGACCATAAAACCTCTAAAGTATATGTAGGGGTTCATAAAGGTTTTGAAAATGATGGGTATATTTGCTCGTCTGAACCTATGCTTAAAGAATACAAAGAAAAACCTCAGGACTTTACTCGCCAAATAATCGCTAAAGGTTTTTTGAATGATTGCGCTAAGTTAGAACGCCAGATTATCATTCAACTACTTAAAGAAAAAGAAACTTGTTACAATCGTTCAGCATGGCCAATGGTCGCTATAGATGAAGCGATTAGTAATAAAATGAAAAAAGCATGGGTTAACAGAAGAAAAACTTCTTTTTCAGATGAAACTCGTTTAAAAATGAGCCTAGCTGGTAAAGGTGTTCTTAAAACTGAAGAACATAAAGCTAAAATAAAATTAGCACTGTCAGGAAAACCTAAATCTTTTGAACAAATTCAAAAGATGAGAGAAGTAAACTTAGGTAAAACACTTAGCGCGGAAACAAAACGTAAAATATCAGAAGCGCATAAAGGTAGGCGAATGTCAGAAGAGCAAAAAGAAAAGTTAAGGCAGGTTTGGGCTAAAAAGAAAGATTCAAATGCCTAAATGGCTTGATACGTTAGGTAATAATACGCTCAGTATTGCAATATGCGATCGCTGCAAAATGAAGCGTGCGTATTCAGATATTATTCCTGACGGCAATATTCCTGCTTTAAGAGTGTGTCAAAATGGTTGTTCTGACCAGTTTGATCCTTATCGCCTACCTGCACGTCAGCCTGAAAAAATCACAATTCGGTTTCCGCGCCCAGATGCTGACGTTGCACAGTATAATGACGCTATTACGACGGATCCTAACGTCGTAAATTCACCAAACAACGTAACGCAAGGCACTGCTGGTGAATGGGGTATTGCTCCTGAAACCTCAGAGGATGATATTGATGGAAACCTCGATAACCTTGCACCTTAGTAAAGATTAATTATGGCAAACATACGAATCAGTCAGCTACCAACAGCTTCATCAGCAATCACTGGTGCTGAATTAGTACCTATTGTTCAAAATGGTGAGACTGTTCAAGCGACGGTTAATCAATTAGTTTCTAGTCCTTCACAAACTCAAACATTCCTGACAGTAAACAATGAGCCGACCCTGCCTAATAGTCGTTATATCGGAACTGGTCTTGGTCTTGGGTTCACTGATGGCGGTGCTCAAGGTAAGTATTCATTATTTCTGAATGGCACATCTGGTTCACTTGAGAACGCGGGTTACGGCTTAGTTGCAAAAACAGCGGCTGGCACAGTAGCTGCTCGAGTGCTTTCAGTTAGCGGAGCAGGACTCTCAGTAACAAACGGTAACGGTGTGAGTGGTAACCCTACACTTGCCGTTACGGGGCTTCTCTACTCCCTCGCTAACCTCGGTGGCACTGGCTTATTATTTTCAAACGGAAGCACTCTCAGTCCTCTGAGCATTGCTGGAACCACAAATCAGATTAACGTAGCCAGCGGCAACGGAGTTAGTGGTAATCCTACAATTTCATTCGCTAATGATGCGGTGTTTCCTGGTACTGGCGGTATTACTGTACCGAACGGAACTACGTCACAAAGACCTATTGCCCCTAACGCGGGTCAGATTCGTTACAATACTACTCTTTCCGCTTTTGAGTTTTATGAGGGTGGCGTATGGCAAATACTCGGTACTGGTAGCGGAACTGTAACTCAAGTCAACGGTACAGCAAATCAAATTAACGTAGTAAACAATACTACCACTCCAACGGTAAGTATTGTAAACAATCCTACACTTCCTGGTGTGGGCGGCGTAGTCGTACCTATCGGTACTACTGCTCAAAGACCTGGATTAGGTAACGGCACACTGCGTTACAACACTGATACCGCGACCTTTGAAGGTTACGCTAACGGTGCTTGGGGTTCAATTACTACGGGTACTGGTGTTACCTCAGTAGCGACTGGCACTGGTTTAACTGGTGGTCCAATTACTTCTACTGGAACAATCGCAATTGCTAACACTGCCGTCTCCGCTGGTTCATACGGTAGCGCGGGTGCTGTACCGACTTTTACAGTTAATCCTCAGGGTCAATTAACCCTCGCCGCTAACGTAAATATCAGTATTGCACCTAGCCAGATCAACGCTACAATCCCTAATACTGGATTGACAAATAGTTCAGTTACTTATAACGGTGTTACCGTAGCCCTCGGTGCTAGTGGAACGATTACTGCTACCACAACCAGTGCTCTAACAATCGGCACTGGACTGTCTGGCACTAGTTTTAACGGGTCGGCTCCAGTTACTATAGCTATTGCCACCACTGGCGTAACGGCAGGTACATACGGATCTTCATCTGTGGTTCCTGTACTTACTGTCAACACTCAAGGTCAAATCACATCAATCAGCACTCAAGCTAGTAATGCGCCTGCTTATCAAGGCACATGGAACGCTAATACCAATAGTCCTACTTTGACTTCTAGCGTGGGTACGTCTGGTTATTACTACGTTGTAACGACTGCTGGTAACACTACTTTGAACGGCGTATCAGGCTGGAACATTGGTGACTGGGCAATATTCAGTAACGGTGCATGGCAGAAAATTCCTGGCTCAACCACTGAATCATTTACAAATCTAATTACTACTAACCTACAAGTCGGCGGATTGACTGGCTTTGTTTATGCTAACAATACCACTGGATACGCTACCGCAGCTACTACTGCTCAACTTTTGTCATTACTCGGCACAACTCCAGTAGCTAACGGCGGCACAGGTTTGACCAGCTTGACTGCTGGCTCGTTAGTTTACGGAAATGGTACTTCTGCGTATAACACGCTAGCAATTGGTTCAGCCAATCAGATTTTGACCTCTACTGGAACTGCTCCGCAATGGTCTACTTTGAGTGGCGTAGCGGTTACTACGTTCAGTGGTGGTACGACGGGCTTAACACCTTCTACCGCGACTAGCGGAGCTATTACCCTAGCGGGTGTTTTAAACGCGGTTAACGGTGGTACGGGTGAAGCGGGAACTCTAACAGGTATTTTATACGGAAACGGCACTTCAGCCCACACAGTAGCTACAAATGCCCAATTACTTACTCTTCTCGGCACTTTAGGAGTGCCTAACGGCGGTACGGGTCTAACCACTTTAACATCGGGTTACATACCTTACGGTAACGGAACGAGCGCATTTGCGTCAAGTTCAAATTTGCAATTTAGCGGTTCTGCTCTTACTGTAACGGGTAGCGGAACATTCACCACTGGCGTTGGCGGTGGAAATTTTTAATTATATTGATTTGAAGCTATAATTTCACAAAGGATTTAATTATGCCACAAAGCGGATTTACACCCCTACAAATTTACTCTAGCTCGACGACCACGAATGTGCCGACGGCTGGGAATTTGACAAATAGCACTCAAGGTGCAGAGCTAGCAATCAATATTGCTGACGGTAAGCTTTTTTACAAAGATTCTAGCGGAATAGTGCAAGTTATTGGCACTAAAGGTGGTGTAGGCTCGTCTACAACCACTCAAGTCTTATATAACTCTAGTGGCTTAGTAGTAGGTAGCGCAAACCTAACATTTAACGGCACAACACTTACTACAGCTAATGATGCCTCTATTTCAGGTCTTACTGTTGGTAAGGGTAGCGGTAGTATAAATACAAATACAGCGTTGGGTTCTGCTGCATTGGGAGCTAATAGTGCAGGTGTAACAGGAACTTCAAATACAGCAGTTGGTGCTAATGCACTTTGGAACATAACAAGCGGAACAGATAATACTAGTATTGGTAAATATTCTGGAATTGGTCTTACTACAGGAAGTTCAAATAGCTCATTAGGCAGCAGCTCTTTGTATTCAAATACTACTGGCGGTTCAAATGTAGGTATTGGTGCATCAGCCCTTTATTCAAACACCACCGCATCTAACAACACCGCAGTAGGTTATCAAGCTGGGTATAGTGGAACAACCGCATTAAATGGAACATATTTAGGTTTTCAAGCTGGATATACAAATAGTACTGCTTCTTCAAATGTGTTTGTTGGGGGACAAGCTGGGTATACTTCTAACGGTTCTTATAATACTATTGTAGGTCAAGCAGCTGGGTATTCTTTAACGACTGGGACAAGTAATACATTTGTTGGTGCTAGTGGTGGTGCAAACGCTCCATGTGGATACTATGTAACAACAGGTTCTAACAACACTATTCTCGGTGCATTTTCAGGCAACCAAGGCGGTCTAGACATCCGTACAGCAAGTAACTACATTGTGTTATCTGATGGTTCTGGTAATCCTAGAGGATTTTTTAATAGTAGTGGTCAATTTTTTGTAGGAACTACAACACAACTTGTAAGTGCGGTTAGATTTGCAAATTTTTCTTCGCCAGCTTCTACTGATGCAGTTTGTGCTTCATTTAGAAATAACCCAGTAACTTCAGGAACTTACAATGTTTTGGATGTATGGGCACAAGAAACTGCAGGTAATTCAATATTTATTAACTTTTTTACAGAAACATCAGCAACTGTAAAAGGTGCTATTTCCTATAATAGAACGGCTAATTTAACTGCATATGGAACAACATCTGACAAAAGACTTAAAGAAAATATTGTTGATGCACCTTCAGCATTAGCAAAAATTAATTCTGTAAAAATTCGAAGTTTTGATTGGAAAGAAACTGACAGTCATTCAGATTTTGGAGTAATTGCACAAGAACTAATTGATGTTGCGCCTGAGTGTGTAGTACAGGGTGACAACGAACAAGAAATTAAAAAAACTTGGCAAGTAGATACTTCAGCTTTAGTACCAGCAATGATTAAAGCAATCCAAGAACTCAACGCAACAGTAGTATCCCTACAAGCACAAGTAACCGCACTCACAAAGGCATAATATGTTAGAACTAACACCTGAACAAGAAGTACAACGCAGTTATTCCGCAGCACTTGATAGCGTAAACCTACTTAACGCTGGGAAACCAACTGACATGGAAGAAACTGAGTGGCTTGATACAGTTAAGCGTAATGTAGCTCACTTGGAAATTCAAATTGCTAAAGGTGCAGAGTTTTATGGCGAGCATGATTTAACGCCATTTGAAAACGCTATTAAGTAATTAGGGCAAACCAGCAGCCCACCTTGCTGGCAAATTTTTTAGGACTTAAAAAATGGACAAACTTACTCTATCAACCGACTTAGTAAACGGTATTCTTCAATACCTCGGCTCACGCCCATTTGTAGAAGTTGCTGCATTGATTAACGGTATTCAAACCCAAGCTGCTGCTCAAGGTGCAACACCTGCCGCTCCAGCTGAACCAACTCCAGAAACCCCAGCTGCATAAGGAAACATTATGAACTTCTTGAACGAACTCGAAACACATTTAAGCTCTTTTGAGAGCAAAGCTAAAGCAGACATCGCATTGTTCATCGCATTTGTCAAAAGCAAATATAGCGAGCCTACAGCGGCTGTTGTGCCTCCTCCTGCTCCAATCGCTCCTAATGGTGAATTGACAATCGGTCAAGAAGTTCCAGCCGTTGCAGAAGCCGCACCAGTTGAAGCAGAAGTAGCACCAGAAGTTGAAGAGCCAGCTCCAGTAGAAGCCGTAGAAGAAGCACCTGCAGAAACTGAAGAGCCAGCAAAAGCAGAGTAACAAATGGAAGCCCAGACACTAATAAACTATATTGTCCTATTATGCGGAGCACTAGGCGGTTGGATTTTAAAAGTGCTCTGGGATTCTATTTATGAATTAAAAATTGCTGATTCTGCCTTAATTGATAAAGTCGCTAAAATTGAAGTAATGGTCGCGGGTAGCTACGTAACTCGAGAAGAGTTTCAAAGAACAATCTCTAGTCTGTTTTTAAAATTAGACCGTATTGAAGATAAAATTGACAATAAGGCTGATAAATGAATGATTTCTTTAAGCACTTATTGACAGGGAAAGATAATGCCACTTATGATATTGGTCGGGTTACTTGGCTTTTTGGTATTCTTGCCGTCATTGCTTTGGCTTTTTATCAAGTATTTCACACTGCTGTAAGTCTTAGAGAATTAGCTGAATCATTAGGTATCATCTCGGGTGCTGGCGGAGCAAGTGTAATGATGAAAAAAGATGCGGAGCCTCAATAATGTTTCCTCTCTCGATTGTTACCTATGTCAAAATTGTCGTGGTTAGTTTACTTCTATGCGGGTGTGCTTATGGTTATATTGAGCATTCTCGTTTTGAGGAGTATAAGTCAGAGATTAAAGCAATTGCAGAAAAACAAATCGCGCAGAATGAATCAAAAGTTAAAGAACAAGCGCTAATCAATAAAGGAATATCAAATGCATACGAGGCTAAGTTATCTGCTATTCACACTTATTATGACGGGATGCGCAACTCCAGTGGCAGTCCAATGTCCAGCCTTTCCCTCTCCTCCAGCGGAACTAATGTTAGCTCCTCCGACCTTAAACTTGATTGCGCCATTACCACGCAGCAAGTAGTAAGCCTGCAAGATTGGATTAAGGAACAGTCAGGTCTATGATTCAAAACTTTGAAAAGTCTTTAGACATGCTGCTTGAATCTGAGGGTGGATTTGTAAACAACCCAAAAGATCCAGGTGGAATGACTAACCTCGGAGTCACTGCCGCTACTTGGGCACAGTTCAAAGGGCGTGCTACAAGCGAAAAAGAAATGCGTAATCTTGACAAAGATGACGTAGCTCCGTTGTATGAGAAGAAATACTGGGACGCATGCAAGTGTGACGACCTACCTTCAGGCATCGATTACCTCATGTTTGATTTTGCGGTAAACGCTGGTCCTGGCAGGGCGATAAAGACGCTCCAAAAGGCTATCGGCGTACCTGAGGACGGTGCAATTGGTCCAGTCACACTTCAGAATATTGAAGTCATGGACAAAAATGATTTAATCACTCGATTCTCAAAAGCTAAAAAAGAGTTCTATGAATCATTACCAACCTTCCCTACGTTCGGTAAAGGTTGGCTCGCCCGCATTGACACTGTACGCGGTAATGCTAGTCGGTTATTAGGATAATATATGAGCACTCCAGCCTACGCAATGACGTATGACAATTTGACCTCTAACGTACTTCAGTACTTAGAGCGTAAAGATGCATCCGTTGTTGAGCAGATTCCTAACTTCATCATGCTCGCTGAATTTGAAATCGCGGAGATGATGAAGTCATTAGGACAGCAACAAGTTGCCGAATCCGTTATGATGGCTGGAAATCCTGTTATCCCGAAGCCTGCAAGATGGCGCAAAACAACTTCATTCAACATTACCGTAAATGGTAAGAAGCAGCCTATTTTCCTGCGTAAGTATGAATACCTAATTAACTATGCTCCGAGTAGTACTAGCGAGAGCACTCCACTTTATTACGCTGATTATGATTATGACAATTGGCTGGTAGCACCCACCCCAGATCAAAATTATGCTTTTGAGGTATTGTATTATGAACGAATTCAACCGTTATCTTCAGAAAATCAAACAAATTGGCTTACACGCAATGCACCTAATGCTATGCTTTATGGAACACTGCTTCAGGCTATGCCGTTTCTTAAGAACGATCAGCGTGTAATCTTTCAACAAAAGTACACCGAAGCAATCACTGCATTGACCAATGAAGATAAATTACGTATCGCCGATAGACAAGCTATTGCTCAGGACTCTTAATCATGGAATACACCTCACCTTTTACAGGCGCGACAATCTCCCCTTCTCAAGTCGGGTACATTGACCTTACCATTTCTGCCAATACGTATTTAGAATGGCCAATCAACGGTAATGACACTGTTGACGTAGCTGCGAATATTATTGAAGTAACTGCGGCTACTGTCGGCTTAGACTTGATTATGCCACCTGCGGCGCAAGTCTCAGTAGGTCAAGCGGTAATCATTCGTAACATTGGTTCAAACCCTTTTACTGTTACTGACAATGGCGGTGATACACTGCTTTCAGTAAACTCTGGAGTAGCTTTTTACCTTTATTTGACTGACAATTCAACTATTAACGGAACTTGGTCTAACGTCACATTCGGCGCGGGAACTTCAGCTGCCGATGCCGCTACCCTCGCGGGTTACGGTTTGACCGCGATTGGTCCTACTTTGAATCAGTCTTACTCAGTTACTAATTACTACGCTAGTTCAGCTTTAACTGCTACGGCTCGTGCCCAATTTGCAGTATGGCAAGGTGGTGCGGGAACTTTAACTCTACCTTCTGCCTCAAGCGTAGGTGCGAATTGGTTCTGCATGTTCCGTAACAACGGTTCAGGTATCCTTACCATTGCCCCAGTCGGTTCTGACACTATTGACGGTAACGTGAGCGACCAATTACAAATTACTGAGTCTTTTGTAGTAGTTTCTAACGGTAGCGGATGGAATACATTTGGATACGGTCAGGCTACTCAATTTGCTTTTACTCAATTATCCGTTGTGGTCACTGGTGGAACTTTAACCGAGACTGCCTCTCAAGCATCTAACCTCATTCAAGAGTTCACTGGCACTTTAACTTCAAATCAAATCATCATTGTTCCCCCTACGGTTCAACTGTATACTGTAACTAATAACACTTTAGGTTCATTTAGTTTTACAGTTAAGACTTCAGCCATAGGTGCAGCGGTCGTAAATGTGCCTCAAGGGACGTCATTGCTTTTAATTTGTGACGGAACCAATGTATATAACGCTGCCTCTGGTTCATCTAGTTCTATTACGTCATTAACTCTCGGTAATGGGTCTCTTTCTACTCCATCTCTCAAGTTCACTGGCGATGCTAATACTGGTTTATATTTACCCGCGTCTAGTAACCTCAGTGTTGTGGTTGCCAATGCGCTCGCTGCTACTTTTAGTTCAACAGGTTTAGCTGTACCTAACGGAATTGGTGGAGGTAGCTTTTGACCACTGACGTATATAACCTATCGGTAGCTCCTGGGATTCAAAGAGACGGAACTCTCTTTGATGCTCCCTGCTACGTTGATGGCGTATGGGTGCGCTTTCAGCGCGGTCGCCCTCGTAAGATCTGGGGTTACAAAGGTATATTTCTGAATGCTCCTGGTGTCACTCGTGGGATGATTATGCAATCACAAAACGGAGAAAACTACGTTTATGGCGGATATTCTGATTCACTGCAGTATTGGCAGACTGACAATGATGACGGAGTAGGTTCAGGACCTTATCCAATTGGTTTCTACGGTTCAATTGCAACTTCCACAATAGCCAATCAAGGTAGTGCCTACACTAATGGCACTTACACCAATGTGGCTTTAACTGGCGGTTCAGGCACAGGAGCTCTTGCTAATATCACTGTTTCAAGTAATAAAGTAACTTCGGTCACAATCGCCTATGCGGGATCTGGTTATTTGTCTACTGACATATTGAGCGCGGCTCCTTCATCAATCGGAGGAACAGGTTCAGGATTTCAACTCGGTATTACCGTATTGAGCGCATTTACCGCGAATAGCAATAATCTTTGGCAATTTGATATTTCTTATGATTCAAGCGGCTCTGGTGAATTGACAATCATTGCTCATCCAGGACAAAACTTAGAAGATATTGACAGCACTGTAAATACTCCTGTTTTGTACGGAGCATTTCCTGGTGGAGGAATGTCTAAAGTTGGAGTGTTTACTGCAACTGGAACAGCCTCCAGCACGACTATTTCCATACCTAGTGAAAATTTTCTAATCGCAGTCGGTCAAACAGTAACTGGGCTCGGAATAGCTGCTAACACAGTCGTAACTGCGGTTGTCGTTACTAGTTCCCCTACCCCATTAACCACTGTAACAATTAATAATGCGGTTACTGGCAGTCCAACCTCATTTACGTTTGATAATAATGTTGCTGTTTCAGGCGGATGCGTAATGCTTTACCCTTACCTGTTTGTTTATGGTAATAATGGTTTACTTAAAAACAATTCAGCGGGAGACCTGCAAAACTGGGTGGGAGCAGATTCAAACGAGAATAACGTAGCAGCTACAAAGATTGTTAAAGGCTTACCCGTACGCGGCGGTACTACTGCACCTGCGGGTTTATTTTGGTCATTAGATTCTTTGATTCGCGTAGTGTATAACCCAACTAACGTCGGCACATCAACAATCTACTGGACGTATGACATTGTAACTAATCAGACTTCAATACTTTCATCTCAATGCGTTATTGAGTATGACGGTATTTACTTCTGGTGTGGCGTTGACCGATTCCTAGCGTATAACGGAGTTGTTCAAGAAGTACCGAATGATATGAACATGAATTACTTCTTTGACAACTTGAATTACGTTCAAAGACAAAAAGTATGGGTTAGTAAGATTCCTCGTTGGGGTGAAATCTGGTGGTTCTACCCTAAAGGTGATTCTGTTGAATGTAATGATGCCATCATCTACAACACTCGTGAAAAGAAATGGTATGATGCAGGTCAAGCACTCGGTGCTAACCGTTCATCAGGCGCATTCTCTGAGGTGTTCCGCTATCCTGTTTGGGCTGGTAATGAACCTAATGTATTAGGCCAATATACTGTCTGGCAACATGAAATTGGTGTTGATGAGGTTTATCTTAACAATGTAAACGCTATTGAGTCTTCTTTTGAGACTAATAGCCTCGGCTGGGTGAACGGTGGTCCAGGAACAAAACAAATTAAAGGTTTAAATCGCTGGATTCGCGTTGAGCGTATTGAACCTGACTTTGTTCAACAGGGTGAAATGAGTATTATTGTCACTGGTAAATCATACGCTGATGATGACAATGAAGTTTCAGACCCATACGTATTTGACCCTACGACTTTAAAGATTGATATGCGTGAACAAAGACGTGAAATGCGGTTAAAATTTGTAAGTAATATCGCAGGTGGAAATTATCAAATGGGTAACGTATTAGTCAGTGCTGACATTGGTGATGAGCGCGGAACGGGTAATCCATGATAACCTACGACCCTCGCGGAATGAGTTGGGACAAGTGGTGCGCCTTGATGGCAGAGTTATTTGCTGCGAATCAGCTCGGTACAGTGCCTGAGGACAAATGGCGTGATTGGGCTAGCGGCATGCAGGGAATTGGATATTTTGTTAATTCAGGAACTCCAGACCCAAGGTTGTTTGATGATTGGCAACAGTGGGCAGAACAATTAGTAGGTATTATGACGATACGGAAACACAAATGAGACCTTCAGAGATTATCAAAAAAGAGGCTGAAAAACACGGACTAGATTCAACTAAAGTCCTAGTCAGCATTCAATACATTCTAACACACAAATTAGGATTCCTGCTAACTAAAGGAAATTCTGTTTTGTTATTAGCAAAGATCGGCGATAATGAGTATGAAACTCATTTATTTACTGAAGACTCTCCGCTAAAATTAGCTCAAGCTATGATATCTATTTTTCACGATATTGAAAAACTCAATATCAAAGCTATCTACGGAAATGCTGATAATCCTCAGATTATTAACCTTTTAAAGAAGCTAGCAGATAAAGAAGGCACAGAGATTCAAGATCCAGATAAGCCAAATTATAACTGGATGATACGTTTATGAGATATACATTAGATTCAATGCTCCCTGAGCGGGCATTCCAAAAACGATTAGGCGGATATGGTCCTGCTACTTTAGAAGGCGGTGGCGGGGGCGGTGGTATTATGGCAGTGGTTGCCGTAGTTGCTACTGTTGCCCTAGCTGTTGCTACTGACGGTGCTTCGCTCGCGGCTGAAGCTGCTATTGACGGCGGGGCTGTTGCCGCGGACGGAGCTATTGCAGCGGGTGAAGTTGCTACTGCAGATGCCGTTACTTCTGCCGCTGCTGACGCCGCTATCACTACTGGAACTGAAGCAGCTGCGGGAACCGCTGCAGCCGATACCGCTGTCGCTACAGGTGCGGATGTAGCTGCTGCAAATGCGGCTACTGTAGCGGGTGATACGGCTGCTACGGCTGGGACTACGGCTGCTGACGCTGCAAGTGTTACAGGCAGTGCCAGTGCAGACTCTGCGCTTCAAGCTGCTGGTCAAGGTGCTTTAAAAAGTGCTGGAATGAATAGTCTTGGGCAACTCGTAAATACAGGCTCGATTGACCCTAATAAGGTTCTTAACGCGGGTGTTACGGGAGCAGTTTCAGGTGGTCTAGGTAATGGTTTAGCTCAAGCTGGAGCACCTTCATTACTAGCTAGTCCTTTAACTGGTGCAGTTAGCGGTGCCACAAGTGCGGCATTAAATGGTGGTAATATCGGCACTGGTGCTCTAATTGGTGGAGCGGGTGGGGCTGCCTCTGGAGTAGCAAATACTGTAGGTCAAAATTTAGGTTTAGACCCTACTAGTCAAGGCGCTTTAAATGGAGCCATACGAGGTGGTACAATGGCTGCCGTAAATAACGGAAGCATTGGTACGGGCGCATTAACAGGTGGTATTATCGGTGGCGTTTCTTCTGCCGCGAATCAACTCGGAACAGCTGCCCAAAATGCAGCTACTGGAGAAAATGCTAATAGTTCATTATTAGGTCAAGTTCTGGGTAGTGCTGCGAGTTATGGAGCTAATACGGCTATTAATTCTGTAAATTCCCCTACTACTCAAGCTAGTGGAACTCTGAAATCAACTTCAACTGGTATACCAACTGCAGCTATTCAATCTCAAAACTCTGCTTCTATTCAAAGTCAAACTGGTGCACCTACAATGGCAGGTACCACTAGTGGTGGTCTTTCTAACCTTGAATTAGCTGGTTCTCAAGCGGGTATTCCTACTGGCTCTAGTGTAAACTTTAACACTGGAACTGCTAGTAATTCCGCGCCAAGTTCAGGTTTAAATAATAATGGTTTACCTGCTAACTTGACTCCAGGGGTTATGACCTCTAGTAATCTACCTTCATCTACTACTTCTAACCCTCAATTAGAACAGTTAATTCAAATGCATCCTCAATTAGGTGTTGTTGATCCGCGTATTTTAGCGTCTCTTATGGGTAGTTCAACAACTCAGACTTATAAGAACGGTGGAGTTGTGGGTTATGCTAACGGTGGTCATGCTGAGCATGTACCTGAATTTGTAACAGGAAAAACAGGTCATCACGTCAAAGGGCGCGGTACTGGTCAAAGCGATGAAATCCCTGCAATGCTCGCTAATGACGAATATGTATTTGATGCTGACACTGTAGCGGCACTCGGTGATGGTTCATCTGAGGCTGGTGCAAGATTCTTAGATAACTTCCGTAAATCTGTACGCGCACACAAACGAGCTGCGCCAGTTGATAAGATCCCCCCAAAGGCTTCTCCGTTACAATATGTAAAAGAAGCAATCAAGAAAACAAGGAACTCATAATATGGCTGCTGTCGGTGCATTACCTCCAAACCTCGGTGTAACAGCAGGTTCAGCTCCTGGATCGGGTTCTATTACTCAGGGTACAGCTTTACCTAATATTACTACTACTCAAGCTCAAGCTACTGCCACTCCGCAGTTCTATACTGATTATTTGAATCAGTTATCTACTCAAGGTCAAGCAGCTGCTCAAAATTCTCAATATGTTGGAGCAGCTCCATTACAGCAGCAAGCCTTTGGTCAAGTTGGGCAGAATGTTGGTAATTATCAACCTGCTTTAAATACAGCTTCTTCTAATATAAATTACGCAGGTAGTATTAACCCTTCAGCTGCTGCTGCTGGTACTATTAATACAGCTATGGGTAATAATGCGGTTAATGCGGCTCAACCTTATTTAAATGCGGCAGCTGTTCCTACTTCACAAACTGTTCAACAGTATATGTCTCCATATACTAATGACGTTGTTAACTCTATCGGTAATCTCGGTCAAGCTAATATTGCTCAAAACCTTGCTCCTCAAGCGACCGCTGGTATTGTAGGCGCGGGTGGATTCGGTTCTAAACGCGGACAGCAGGCTCTCGGGGAAGTCCTTTCTAATGCAGGTTTAGGTATTACTGGTCAGCAGGCTTCTGCATTACAGTCTGGTTATCAAAATGCTCTTACAGCGGCTGGGCAGCAAGCAGCTCTTTATGGTCAATTAGGACAAACGGCAGGTAACCTAACTAATGCTCAAATGGCAAATCAGCTTAATGCTGGTCAGCTACAGGGTAATCTTGCAACTGCAACTCAACAAGGTGCTCTAAATACAGGTATAGCTGCTCAAAACCTAGGTACAACTACTCAGAACCTCGGTCTAGGTGACGTTAACGCGCTGTCTACCCTTGGTGCTCAGCAGCAAACTATTGGTCAAAATGCTCAGAATTATCCAATGACTCAACTCACGGCAGAATCCAACCTGCTTAAAGGTGCTACAATTCCTACCGCTACGAGTTCAACTTATACTGGTCCGATTCCTGGTGCTTACAATACTTCTCCTCTCGCGCAGATTTCGGGTATTGGTTCGGCATTGGCTGGAACTGGCTTGGGTCAAACATTGTTTGGTTCACCTGCATCGACTAATGGGCAGACACCTGCTACTTCTGGCTTGGTTGGAAGTGGTTTAACTGCCGTTAATTCTGGATTAAGTAGTGCAGCTAACTGGATTGCCAATGGCGGTTCTAGTACGAGCAACGGTGGAAGTGGTCTTCCAACTGGAGTTAGCGTATCAGGAACAGACCCAAGTACAGGTATGCCGACTTATGTTAATTCAAGCGGTACACCTGTTGATCAATTTGGTAACCCTGCTACGACTGCTTATACTCAACAGCAGGCTGATGCCCAAGCGGCAGCCCAACAGCAGGCTGATGCCCAAGCGGCAGCTTATGCTCAACAACAAGCTGACGCTCAAGCTGCGCTAGATGCTCAAAACAACGGAGGAGGATAAATTATGGCAACTATAGGTGCATTACCAGCTGCTCCGGCTGGAATCGGTACAGATCCAGAGGCTCAACAGGCGTATGTTGATGCATTAACCAAGGTTGCAGATTCCCTGCAGAACCGTGGAGGTACAAACTGGTTTAATGTAGCTCAGGGGTTCCTCTCACCTACAAAGACAGGCTCATTTGGAGAATCCCTAGGTAATGCTGCGGGAGCTATGGGTAAAGATATAGAGCATGAAAAAGATATAGCCCCTAGTCTAGCGATGATGCGCGCCCAAATTGCTGGTCAAAAGTACACTATGCAGAATGATGCAAAAGCCCTTGGATTAATGGGTCAAACCCTAGGAGTATCCCCCTCTGAAGTGCCTAATACTTTAAGTTCAGGCAATATTGATGCTTCTCAATCTGCAAAGTTGCAGGCTATCTACCCATTGGTAGCTTCTTTATCTCCAGCTCGTGGTGAAATTTTAAAGAATATGATTGGCTTCACAAATGAGGCAACAAAAGCAGGAGCAGAGGCATCTAATGCTAACGTAGCCACTGCTCGTTTAAATGCTGAATTCCCAGGAGCATTGCCTAATGTAACTCAACCTTCTACGCCTCAACCTTCTACGGCTCAATCTCCTGCAGCCCAACAAGGTTTTGGACTTAATTATCCCGTTGAAAAAGCTACAATCTCTAGCCCATTTGGAGAGCGTAAAAATCCATTTGATAATTCTAAAATTGAGTCACATAACGGTATTGATTTTGCTGCTCCTCTTAATTCTCCAGTGCAGGCTGTATTACCAGGAAAAGTATCATCAATTGAGAAGTCTCCTGATGGATATGGAAATCGAGTTATTATTGAGCACCCTAATGGAACAACCTCATATTACGCGCATTTGAATGATGTTAATGTCAAAACAGGTGATGATCTAACTCAAGGGCAACCTGTAGGTACTGTAGGTTCTACTGGTAAGTCTACTGGACCTCATGTTGAATTTGGTATTCTTGATAAAAACGGAAAGCCTATTGATCCTTCATTATTGTTTCAAAAAGGTTCAGCTCCTCAAAATGCACAAAAACCAACGGCAGGCGCGGAATCTTCAGGTTTAGGTATTGCAGGTCAACAAGCCGTATTGAAAGAACAAGCCGTTGCAGGTAATAAGCAGTACAACACCATGCGTGACGCGTTAACCAGTGAAACACCCGATGCCTTTATATCTTCTAATGCTCAGCTTGATCGCCTTCATAATTTAGCTACTCGCAAAGATGCTAATCAAATATTTGGCGTACTGCAGGCAGGTGATGAGGATTCATTCATCAAGAAACTTGCAAAAATCGGTATGAGTGCAACTGATGAAGGCGTAACCATAGGCGATATCGGGCATCTCAGAACTGGGTTTGACAATATAGTACGTAATTCAACTTTGAAGACTGAGCAGAAAGCGGCAGCTAGTGAGGCAGCTATGATCATGTCTCAACAGGTGATTAACAACCTAAAAATGAATCGCCAGACTGCATTCGGTGCGCGCTTGACAAACTATGAAGATCAACAAATGCAAGCCTTGAATACGAATATGAATAATATTCCTCAATTTATTGACAAGTGGGCTGCTCAACGTAAATTAGAAAACTCTAAAGGATTAGCAGTAAAAGATGCGTATTCTGATTGGGTAAGAGAAAAAGGTGAGAATTATGCTAATACTCATTTGAATGAATTCTTTAATTCAAAAGAATCTCCATTCCGTAAAGTACCTGAGCAATATGCCAGCGCATATAGTTACCTTAGTAATAACTATAAGTACAAACCGCAACAATAAGGATTAATCATGGCTGACTCAATTGACAGTGGAGCACAATTGTTGCAACAGCAACACCCTGAGTTATATAGTTTAACTCAAGAAGGTTCAACTCATACTCAGTCTCAACCTGATGCGGGTGCTCAATTTCTTCAGCAGGCTCATCCTGAATTATATAATCTCACTCAAGGTCAAGCGGGTTCTGCTCCTGAAGGTTCGGTTACGGTTTCTTCTGCTCCTTCTAGTTTTGATGTAGGGGACGTTGGTTCAGCATTAGCAGGTGCGGGTGCTGGTAAGGTGTTTAATCAACCTATGACTGAAGAAGTCATCAAACCTCCAGTTACTGGTTCTGCGCTTAATACGGCTAAGGTGAATGCTGACGTAGCTAATAATGCATTTGAACGCTCAACTCAAAGCCATGCTAATAATATTTTAGACACGCATCAACAGCATCAAGCTGCTTCAAATGTATTAAAAGATGCAGAAGCTGAATTGAAGTTAGCTCAAGCTGAAGCAGCTAAACATGGAATATACACTCCATCTACTCAGAAAACGGATTTAGGCAAACTAATAGCTATGGATGAAGGTTTGCCCCCAGCACAAGGTAAAAACGTCGTAAAGCCCCTAGGAGGAGTTGCTACTGAGAACTACGGTAAGTCATATGGATTAACTGATTTTGACGCTGCTCGCGCAATAGATACTACTAAAAATGAAGAAGGTGTCTGGGACATTATGAAGCAGGTCAAAAATGCAGAAGCTAAAATTGGTCCTGGATATGCCATGGTACCCGAACGCTCAAATATCATGCTACCCACTCATGCGAGTTCAGCGCGCGGTGTAGAAAAAGTTGACCGTAGTATTGCCGAAGCAGCGCGAGACAAATTAGCTCAAGCGACAAAAGCGCATCAACAGGCTAAATCTGAGTTTTTATCTTTAGAAGATGCTCTAAACCAATTAAAATCTAGCACTCCTACCGAAGTAACTCGCAATAAAGAAATGGCAGCGCGCCTAGCTGACAAAGCGCGACTACTTCAAGAGTCTGCCGCCCTGCCTGAACTCACTAATATGGGTAAAGTCTGGAACGGTGCAAAATGGGTTGGTGGAAAGTTAGCTGGTCCAATTACAGGTGGAGCTGGAGCATATGATTTATATGAGGCTGCAAAAGACTTTCCAGAAGGTCGTACAGCTGCAGGTGTTGCGCACACTATAGGTGGATTAGGTGGTCTCGCTAGCCTAACCCCATACCCACCTGCAAAAGCTATAGGTACGGGGTTGGCTATTGGAGCACCTCTAGCTTATGAAGCTGGAAAAGCTAAAGGCTATTGGCAATAATTATCTGATGCGTGCTACTTTAGCTCGCTTTAGAACTAATTCGTATTGTTCCTTAGCGTTGGCATCCAACGAGCGGAGTGGAAGTTCTTGATAATACTTCCACTTGTCTCTATACTCTTGAAGTTCTGACGGCGGAATCCAACCATTCATTTTCCAGCGGATTGTAATGTCAGTACCTGCAGCAGTCCAAACAAAATTTGAATTCATAATTAGTTCCTTTTAAATAAAAATACTGTTTATCAATGTATTAATAGCAATGCATTTTCTATCAAATCTATTTTTAGCTATACTAGCGGCTATTTTAAGTTTATGTTCTGGCGTGAGCTTTTTGCCAAACATTGGATTATTTTTACCTTTTTGTCTAATTGAAATAGCTTTGCCAAATTCAGGTGAATGTTTGTAACCTTTTAAATTATTTCCGTAAGTATTACCACGCATCTGGATTGATACATCAGGTCGTTTAACTCCTTTTTGCCTAATTGATTGAGCTGGTCTAGGAATATTCTTTAATCTCTTTGAAATTTCAATAGCATGTTTCTTTCTAGCGTTTTCATATAATCTAGAACTAAAATACCTATTTGAATCTTTAAATTGAATAATAGCATGCCATAAAACTCCTCCATGAATGCGAGCTAATAAACAATGAGCAATAAAATGCTCTCTAGCTGTTAATTTTACTAGATTATTTTTATCATCAGAACCCCCTAAGCATTTCGGTATAATATGGTGCCGCTCAAAATAGCCGTTCATATTTTCACGTAAAACAGCTTTTTGAATTAGATGATCATAAACTTTCTGATGATCCATTTTCTTTCCAGTCTTCTAAAACTTGAAGCAGGTGTTTACGGAAGTTCTGACGCATTACAAACTCTCCTGGCTGGTACATATTGATAAAGCGTTGTAGAGGATCGGTTACTCCCTGCAGTAACCCATTAGGTTCAGGTAGAATATCTGTTGGATCCTTTGGCACTGGTTTCACTATACCGTAAATCTGGTCAGTCATTGGTGCATCACGACCCTGCATAGTTAAGTCTTCAATCTCTTTACGGATCTCAGCTTCAGTCTGCTTAGGCTTTTCCGCCTTAACAACTTCCACTACTTCCTCTTTAGGTTCTTCAACCTTTGGTGCTTCTACTTTTACTGCGGGTTGCTTTTTAGTTGCCATTGTCTGCTTTCTCCAATTTTGAATCAATAAAAGAATCTAACTTCTCGTGTAACCATGCTCTTTGCCTTTGTCCAACAGTTTGCCCGTTATCAGTCAACAAAGGATTATCTATCCATTTTTTGAATATTTTTGCAGGCTCAACTTTAAATGTGGTGCCAGAAGTGCTTACTGTAACGGCTACGCCTTCAAGCGTTAGTCCTACTTCTTCCTCATACGGTTCTTTATGAATGGGTTCTTCGTAATACGCGCTGAAATCTTTTATCCATCTTCCGCGTTCTGTACCTTGTCGTTTTTCACGGACACTAAATCTAGCCCTAACTCGATAATCATAATTTTCGTCAGATTCATAATGTTCAACGTAAGGCATAACTCTAATTACCACGTCACATTCATGCAATAAATTGCTCAAAGTGTAAATAACCCCATCTTTTACACCTTCAGCATAATCTGCATTTCTGCAACTTACATTCAAAGTTGAATGCACTGATCTTTTTATTTCAGTCATTTCTATACTCCCATATTCTGTAAGCTGGTTTTTTCTTTTGCCACCATCTCCAAGGTTTATATCTACCCATTGAAATAGTAGCCCGCAAAAAGTTAAATCTATTTAACACTTCATGCCGAGACTGTCGTCGCCTAGTCTCAAGCGGACTTCTATTCCTGCGAGGGATTAATTTCCGAGTTAGCATCTAGCCTCTCCTTTATTAATTCATCAGTTAATTGATTCAACAATCTACGAGCATCATCAACTTCTTTGATTGTAGGTTGTTTTTCAAAACAAATCCAAACTCCGCTAGCCATGATTGCAGTGTGAGCGTCTTTGAGTTTATCTTCCATTCCTAGTCCTGAGCAAATAAAGAGCTAATAGCGCGGCTTCAGCCCTACCATCGTCTTTTTTACGCTTAAACAATTCAGACTTTGATGGCCAGAGTCGCATTGCCATTTCCCGAGCACCGTCTTTTGATGCGTTTGCACCCATAGCCTTTTTCCACACTTGCGGTGTGACGAGGGTATAGGGGATATCAAGACCTGCCAGTGTGCCTTCTAAAATACCGAGCGCACGACCGAATGAGAACATGCTCGTTACGCCTTGTCCTGGCATCGCGTTTACCTGCTCAATCATACCTTCTACTGATTGCGTTTTAAATAAGCGTAGTTCAGCACAAATTGCCTGCGGGTTTACACGCTGCTTTTTGGACTTGCCTGATACATACTCAAGAGTCGGCATGTCATATATGTCAACAATAGAGCCGCCTTTGTCAAGCACTGCTAACGCGCCGTAAGTTCCTGGATCAATACCTAAATAAAAATCTGCCATATTATTCACCAAACTCCATTTCCTTAATCGCCTTCATTTGTTCCTTAGTTAGACTAAACCAAGGCTTCTTTCCACCTGCTTTGAATGCGTCGTCCCAGATCTCTTTTGCTAATGCTTTCAAGACATCTACGTTATTGAACTGTTCCCAATACGCATCAAATCCGTTGTCTTCATGTTCTGATTGTACATTTGACATTCATATCTCCATCTTTATTTAGAAATTCATAAATTATTTCCGCTACTGCTACAAAGTCCGTAGGAGTTTGAAATTTAGCCTCAGCTATTTTCTCACAATAAACAATAGCATAATCTAATGCTTCTTTTCTACTAAAATAAGCCATCATTTACCTTTCTGAACGTAAGATTCACAGCCTTCAAGTTGCAGTTCCATAGGTAAATTAAAATCGTTATGATCACACCACCATTTACCTTCTTCAACTGGTCTTGAGAACTCGCAAGTACGACAATTTTTGAGGGGCGGCTTCTTGTCAAAGCACACCTCTTTAAAGTCGCACCATCGGCAGGGGTAAGCCTCATCACTCTCACCAATACGCGCTGGACGTATTTCTGCATTAACTAATATGTCAATTCGTTTGAGTATGTCATTTTGAGTGTGCGTGTCTGGCTTGATACGCCGAACGTAAATAGCCTCGTTATCCTTCCCGAGGGCAAAATATAGTCCTCGTTCAATGCCACTGAATAGCATTCCCGCCTGAACTTGATAATAATGCATCGGCTTAGAAATGACAACGCCTTTCTTTTCCAACTCATCAAAAGACTTCTTGTTATGCGTCTTTGCTTCAAGTACGTGTGGTGTGTTTTCAGCTGAAGGTATACCCTTTATAACTCCGTCTAGTTTGACTACAAAATGCCCAGTTTTGTCCGTAAACGTAAATTGCTCTCCGTTTGAGTCCTTTTCGTAAACTGTGTACCCCGCAGCTTTGAGGTCAGAAACGATTCGGTCTTCCTGCAAGTGGCCAGTCTCAAATAGACGTAACATGCGACCATCAAATTCAACTGAGCCGTAGCCACGCCAATCCATCCAAATCTTCCTGAGGCACTCCTCTCCGATGCCTGACGCACCGAGCCTAGACAACCTCATTGGGCGCGATTGACGCTGCTTTATAGCTGCGTAAATTTGCCCAATCATTTCATCCTCAGCTGCAGGAATCAAGATTGGTGCTGGTTTTTTAGTTGCCATGTATTTCCTTTATTGCGTTATTAGAGGCGGGGCAGTATTTAGGATACTTATTTAAGTACTACGACCTTCAGCTGTGTACCCCCGTAAAACATTAATCCCAAGGATTTTTCTTTTTACCTTCTTTTGCTTCTGGTTTTACCTTAGCTGTTGAAAGATTGTCATCTTCTAAGTCTAATAATGATGGCTCTTTAGCTTTAGATTTTACTGCTGGGGCTGAATCCTTACCTACGTAGCCTACAATACGGTTACGGTCAGAGTAGCCATTTGTGCCTTTTTCAATATCAAGAACCGCCGTAAAACTACGCTCAAGCAATTCATCAACAGAGGTAGCGTTTGGCTTACCGCAGGCACGTGCCCATGCTGAAACCTGCTCACGACCGATGCGTTGCGCTTTTTCTGAATCGTTGTGAATGTTGTAGTTGTTCCAAATTTTACGGTTAGCATACTTACCTGAGACTACTTCAAAAGTTGCAGCAATCATAGTTCCGCCCTTTTGAGTTGTTTTCTCTTCAGCTTCTGTGCATTTGAGTTCATACTCACCTTTTGGTAATGGCTCGTAGCTACGTTCTTCTGATTCATACTCATTTAAATCAAATCCAAATTTACTAGACATATTTATTACTCCTTTAGGTTATTAAGATACTACAGGTATATTTTTAGAGATTTCCTCAATGGTCATCTCAAAAGAATCAGGACAGGCATAACGGTTTTTTGCAATGTACGCTGGACTTTCAGTCACATGCAACAATCTCTCTCCAGTAGTGATTCCACGGTTTACAGTGTTATTGAAGCCGACGTCTGCTTTTTTGACAATCACTTTGAACCCAGCATACGCTACTACGTCGCACCACTCCTGCAACAATGCATTGCAGCGGTTAGGCAACTTAGGTACAAAGCGGTCATACGGCTCAGTCAAAGGGTTCTCATAACGAACCACTGAGGCATGCGCGAGTAAGACGATATTCATACCCTTTTTGCGGCGTAGTGCATCAAGACCCTGAAGAATCTCACGGAACTCTTCAGCTACGTAAACTTGATTCTTACCGTATCCTAAGTCTTTTGCGTCATACGATGACTCAACATTCTTAGAGATTAACGGCTCAACAAGCCAATCAACAGAGTCAATCACTAGTGTTTTAAACTTGTGATCCTCTTTGAGCAACGTCTTGATAGCTCCTACTACGTCGCCAATTTCAGAGGCACGAGGGAATGAAGTTACATCCAATGAATCGATACCGTCCTCAGTATTAACAAAAATTGGTGCGGGGAATTGAGCCGCGATTGTGCTCTTACCGATACCATGATTTCCGTAAATACAAATTCGGGGAGGTAGTTCCTGCTTTCCCTTCACGAGGGAATCCATAAAGCTCATGTTTATTTCCTTTATTAAAAGTTTAAATATACTGGGAAATACTGAAAGGTTCGGCTGTCAAACTGCAACAACTTAATCTCATTCCCAGGATTGTTTTGCGCCAATACTCCGACGCACACTGCTGACAACTTTGGATCTCCAATCATGCATAAATAATCACCTTCTCGGAAATCTTTTAAAACCTCGCGGGCATGAGCAACGGGGTCATCGTACTGAACGTCAGTAAAGACATGTTCAATTTCTCCGAAGCGTGCTGCGTCCTTGATAGTTTTACGCTGGGTGTTGTCCACTACCCAAACTACTTCTGGCTCTAGATTTAATTCATCTTGCATTTTTCCCTTTCCTGTTATTTCGTTTATGTTGAAATTATAGCTCATAAAAATCTTTCCGCTCCAATATCTTTAATCACTTTCATGATCTCTTTGTAATACCAATCGTAGTCTAGGTCTGCGGGAAATTCCTTAGGCATAGTCATACATTCTCTAGCTCCGTCGGTCTTTGCTACTTTGTTTCCGTTTGAGGCATAGGTTAGCGGCGGTAACTGTTCCCGTGTTTGATACCAGCGCACAGTTCGTCCGAGGTATTTATCACCCTGAACTCCGCCGCCAGTGACTGAGCGAACACTAATGAAGTCAGTCAAAGGTGAATTCATAACAGTGTCCTTGAACTTTGTACCGTATGCCAGCCAGAGACCCACTGCTTTAGAGACTACGGGCGCGGTTGGGTTCTTACTTAGAGTCGGTGCGCTGTAGATACCTTTAATCTTGACTGATCTATCCTGCTTGACTGCAAAGTAATTGTTCACGTCCTTCAATGCTACTACTCTATACGGTGTATCCTCAAATATAAAGCCTGTGAGTTCACTAAACTCTTTTACAATGTTGTGAACCTTTGTGACTTCATTACGTCTATGCCTAAGCATGATTCCGTCGGTATTGGCTGAAACAACTTGAATACCATTGTCCTCTAAAGTCTCAATTAAGTTTAAAAGAGTAAGCTGACCCGTCAGAGTAATATTAATCATAACGTCGGGAGAATACAGTGCTGAATACTTACTAGCTGTTTTACCGAATGTTCCGTTCAATGCAATACGTAATGAATCTGCAATTACCATGTTCTTTTGACGTTTACCTTCTAATCGTCTCTCGAACACTTTGCGATACTCATCAATAAAGGTTGTACCAGTGTTAACAGGTATGAGATTGCAATTAAGCAGAATAGAAGGATAATAACTAGAAACATCATAATCAACAATTTGATAATCATCATCAGTAACATGGCAAACCTTTCTATCGTGTTGTGAATGAAGACCTCCAACGCCCATCTGATATATACCATTGTTTATCGTTACGAGGTCTTCCTTCAGAAAGGCAGGTAACTCTACGTGCCCCGTTGACTGCTTAACTTCATATACGTGCTCTGACATCCTTTTTGTTAATTCAATAAGGTCAGCGCGTTTAAAGTTAATAAAATGTGGAACTATATACCGCACGCTCTCAGGAATTTTTGCATTTGAACGCTTTAACTTGAGCCGCTTGATAAACATCTGCTCAGCTACTTGAGAGTCAGATTTAGAACGAGCATCAAAACCATACTCCTTACTAATTTCAACTCTAAGCTGGAGTTGCCCTTGCAGCTTGTTATAAAGCGTCTCTGTAGTATCTAAGTCGTTCTTGCAGTAATCCCAAACCATTGGTCGGGCAGACTCATCAATCTCCTGCGAATGATGAAACGGCAGGTCTTGAATGAGCGGCATGTGCATACGTGCGCCGTAAGTCTTTAGGCTCACAAAGCTGGGCGCGACCTCAATCAAATCAATGTGGTCAATCATAGGGATCTTGAACCTGAATTGCTTTTCAGCATCCCACGGCATCAAGTTCTGGTGAATAATGATGTCCCCGAAGCCTTTTGTTTCAGACGTAGAATGCCCAGACAAAAAGTAACTGATGACGGGCATATCAAACCGCGCCCCGTTGAAGCTAATGAATGTGTTTTTTGATTTGAAAAGAGACTTGATGCGCTCACGAGCATCCTCCTCATCTCCCCAGATGCCGAAGTACTCCCCGCTCTCAAGAATCTTACCCATCAATAGAAACATATTCGGGGCAATTTCTGTGTCAAAAACAATTGTTGCCATTAGTCCTGATTCACATAGCGTTCTGTTGGACCGCCGTCAAGAGCCTGCACGGGATACTCTAACTCTTTTAGCTTTTCAATAAAGTGAATTGCTTTCTCTAAGTCTTCCCGTCCGTTCTTGAGGTGAAACCGCTCAAGATACTTAGTAGCGCAACCTACAAAATAACCTCTACCGTATAGACGATAGATTCTATCCCAGTGCTGCTCCCCGTCAACTTTATAATGCTTACCACCTACCTGCTTATTATTTGCGCTCATGATTTCCTTATAAGTTTTACGAATATCTTCTAAACTATCAATCCATTCTGAATGAGTCTTAGCTAGCATTTTTCTTCTCTCTGTTCATAATATAAATCTGAGTAGCTAACTTCCAGTCAGAGGCTGAAATCTTATCTGCCCAATATGAGCCATCGCTAATCTTATGCTTACGCTCATACGCTACCATAGCCATTGGCTGCGCTATAAATTCAAAGAAGGGATTAACGAATCCACTTTTCTTGAATGGGTCGTTGCAGAATGCCTCGCACTCAGTTAGGAATAGTTCCCAATCACCTTGATACAAAACACTAGGCTTGACTACTCCGTTTGAATACGCATCAAATACTTCACTGCTCGGCGGATTTTCTACATACGGCTGCGCGTTGTAAAGTTGCGTGTACAAGTGCAAATTATTACTCACCGTAAAGTATTGACCCACTGGCAGCTCAAGTGCGATTGCTACAAACTCTTGAATCATACTGAAGTGAACTGGATTCGCCCCGCAGTATCCCCACCAGAAATCATTACTCCTGTTGAAGATTGTCAAATCAACACATCCGTTCACAACAGCAAATACTAACTGCGTATTACAGGCTTTATCCTTTGTGCTTTTGTTGAAGTCAGATGCATCCCAGAGTTGAATAACCGCCTGACGGGAATTAGAATCAGTCTTGAGGTGCTTGATAACCTCTTTGAGTTGGTCAAATCCAAAGTGCTTACGCATCCTGTGTCCATACGCCGCGTTGAATCTTACGCCGTCATCACTAAATTGCCCAATGGTAGAATTAAACTGCTTCAGGAACTCTACGTCATCACGTCCCGCGAGCATCCAGATTGATTCCATTAAGTGAAAGATTGGATTCGCGTCTCGTTCAGCAAAGAACAATACGCGCTCAGTCGGCTCTATGATTGTAGTTAGCACTGGTTCATCAATACGGATTGCTGGTCCGTTACGAGTTTGCACTTTGATGCCTGACGTCTTGAAGCGCCAGAGCATATCCGTGAACAATTCATTTACGTTGATAGAACGTATTTCCATGTTATTTCCTTTATTAAAATTCTGTTGTTGGTTTGTAATTCTGACGAGGTTTACCCTCTCCTGTTTTTACTCTTTGATACTTATCGAACTCACACATGATGTTTTGACAATCATGCAGGGTTAAATCTTTTAATTTATTATTTGAATCAATCAAGATTGAACGGATCTCTGTTAATTCCTGATTGAATCTTTCCTCAGTAAACTTTTTATTAATAGTGCGTTGATATAACCTATTTAGACCGCGTTGACTTCCTGGACCCATGGGTGCCCATGAGTAGAGATCAATAGCACTGTCTAACTGATTGCGTAAATACGTTAAGTCTGCACTCACTTGCCCCGCAATGAAACTCTGAATTCCAAACGCAGTAGCCAGTGTTTCAGTAGTATACTTAATTGAATTTGAAGCAACAGCACCCCGCATTTGACTAGCCATGTGTATTGTAGGTTTTATAATATACTCACAAAGGTTCACTGACTTTGTATTACCTTTTACCATTGTAGGGTAAACAATATAAGCCGAGCTGTATACTTTCTCTTTTTTAGCTTCTAGTTCCTTCATCGCCTCTATAAAAAGATAAGCATTGAAATCTTCAGCGCGGTGCGGTATAACAAGGTTATCCATTAAGTAAAGCAGAGTCGGTGGCCAATTGATCAAACGCGCTAAAAGGGCGCGGAACCATACGTCACCTTGAGGATTCTTATAGTAATAAGTTAGTAACCACTTACTTACCCTATCATCCCTACGGCGCACATTGCAGAACCGATACTTAGCAAGTATTGGGTCAAGCGTATATGGCTGAAGGAATCCTGAATCCTTATTCAGGCGCACTTGCTCTCGCTCATTAACGAACTCAACTAATTCATCAAAGAGTGCCATTCTCTGCCTTTCTGATAACTTCTAGAGTGTCATTAAAGGCATCGGTGTGATCTATTGTAATAATTTTTACTCCACCTGCATTATGCAAATTAACGCAAGCGTCATAAGTAGATTTATGTGCGCTTACAGTATTCGCTGGATTGAACGGCTTTGTTTCCCCACGGGCATCTCTACGCGCTTGCACTCTCTGTAGGCAAGTTGCGAGGGGCGTATCGAGGATAGCCGCGACGTACGCACCTGTTGGTTTAAGCATCTGTGTTGTGATTGCTCCTGGACCCACTTTTGAGAGTAACAAACCTTCAAGCAGAACATGACCCCTAGGATGAGCAGCCAAGGCTCGTTCTGCAATTTCCTCTTGAGTACTGATACCATCTGTACCTCCGCAAGTATTTTGATAACTACCAATCACATAAAGCGGCTGAGAGATTCCTTGACTTGACAAATCAACATGATACCCCCAATGTTTCTTTTTACCGTTGGGGTCTATTATTGCTGAGCAGGGGTAATCCGTCAAGAACTTACGGGCTACAGTAGTTTTTCCAGAACCGCTAGTTCCGCGGAGTGATAGAATTACGTTCATGTGTTTCCTTTATTCGGTTATTGAGTTGAAATTATAGCTCAATATTTTGCGGGCACTTCAAATGCGTGTTGTCTTTTCCACATGTTACGTATTGTTTCAGGATATTCATTTAAGAGCCAATCTTGAAAAGCTGTAGCGGGACTAATGTTAAGCAATAATCCGTCTTCATCTTTACATTGCATGAGGGCAATCACTAAGGATTCTAATGATTGTTGACTGATATTCTTTTTATTTGATTTCATTTGTTTTCCAGTATATGTTCAGCGCGGAATGGCACGCCTGTTTTAGCAAACATCTCAGCCTTTATTTTAAACGGTATTCTATCTTTTTCACACTCTTCTCTCAACCATTCAGGTAAATAATTTTCCCTTATTTCTTTAAAAGGTTCAGTATATTGACTCAGATTTCTTTTATCATACCATTCTATTCTTTGAAAGCCAAGATCTGCATATACTCCTGGGTACCGACGGCTGAAGAATCCATTCTTGAATTGGCATAGGCAAGACTCAAAAGTAAAGCGTCCTAGGTCTTTATGCTTAGGCAGGCTGCTCAATATTGAACTTGCTTCTTTTTCTAAGTGTGCGCACATATCTTCAAATGCATCATACTTACCTGAATGTGAATTAGGCTGACGCTTATCAAATACATACTCATCTGCTCCGAGTAAAAACAGCATGCCGTTACGATGAGAGCGCGAGCCGTCAAAGTCATTAAACATCAAAGTAGTGCAATCAGAGCCGTATCCGTTAATTTTTATGTACTCAAGATAAGAGAAAGTAGACAGTCGTCCAAAGCTGACAATGCTATTAGCCTTAGCCCATAGCGATTCATAGTTAGCATCGCTCCAGAGCTTGACTTGAGAGCCATGCTGCTTGACGAGTTGCGCATATGAATAGAGACCTTTCATTGTGTCTTTCTTCTGCTTATTACGATCAGAATCAAAACTCAAAGTAGTCCAATCATTGTTAAAGCGAGCATGCGCGGCTCTCCACTCAACATCACTTTCAGGAATCTCAGGAATAAACTCCATGATCTTTAAACTAGTAATTGGGTTTTGAGTGTGCCCATTAATAGTTGCAAACCAAAGAGCCTGCTCATCCGTCCAGCCATAATACTTTTTGAGCGCAGGCATGTAGAGATACACCAATCCTGGATGTGCTTTGTAATCAAGGTTCATAGCGTACAACGCCTTAAAGTATTCAAGGCGGTTCTCAGGTAGGCGGTAATCAGTCATGATTTTCCTTTTTGCAGGTGCACCAACTGTCAGACTTACCGCAAGTTGTGCAGTACTTACGAACTTCTTTTTTACCAAATATAGATTCAAATTGCTTATCAAACTTCTCTAAGTCAATACTGAATGGGCGCGGATTGTCGCTTTTTCTTCCGTGATTGTCACTCATTTTCTATCCTTAGGCGGCTGTTTATTATGCGTAGGGTAAATAGGAGATACTGGTCTAATCGGCTGTATCATCTGAATCCTGAAATCCTAGGTGAGAACACAAATGTTGCTTGCCAGCTATCAGGTTTGATAGGCATATTATCATCCACAAGACCCATAACATTCCAGCCAAAATTAACATAAATACAGCGAGAGGTAGAACCAATACGCTTAACATAACGAAATTGAAATAGTCCGTTCGCGTTAACGAGGCACCAACCTTCTTTTGCATTGTCATTGTCCTTGATTGTTTTATCGCCGCGAACCTTTGTGTAGTACGGAGTGTTTACATAACGCAGCGCAAAAGAATATGCGGGATTACGCCAGAGCCACTTTACTTTAGACCAATAACTACGACCATTGATCTCTTGAAACGTCTGGTCTCCGTCAAGACTGTTGTCAGGAGTCATAAACCAATTGAGCCAAGTAGGCAGGCGCGGACCAATTCCCCAGACTGAATGATTGAGTAACCATCCGTCCATTTGAACTGCAAATACAGGTAGGATTGGTGCAATTACGTAGGCAATTAAAGTTAGCACTAGGCTAATCGGCACGAGTAGAATATAAATTAAGTAAATCATTTAATAGCTCCTAGGACTGGCATTAAAGGTAAAGTGGGTAAAGCGGTAGGCATAGGTAACGGAGCAGGCATAGGCACGCTGAAAATAATAAATCCAACGGGTTGCCCATACTGGTTCAGAACGACCTGAGAGTTACCGATAGGCATAACTGAACCCACTGGCTGACCGAACTGATTCAGATACTGCATCGCTCCTTGAACATTGTTCTGAGCGTAGCAGCTTGAATTACCTGAGAGATAACCAATCGTAAAAAAGATTATCATAAATAAAAAGTTCTTCATAATGCCTCTACGTTTCTCTTTATCATTTTGAAAGTTTCATCGTAAGTAAACTCTACAATATGATCCATAAAGTTCTCCACGTCCCTATCACTAAAAACATAAACCCATGCGGCAATCGGTATTTCTTCTGGATTCCTGTCTTCAAATTTCTGGTCCACCTTCAATTGAATTCGTAGCGCGTATTTATCCATTAAATCATTAAAGTCCATACGCCTACGAATTGATTCTGGTTTTAGCTTCATAGCTGCTCCTAGATATGTTGGCTCGGTATGCGGTTACGGATCTCCTCAGCAACAGTGTTGAAGTTACCGTCCATGAGGTCAATAGACCACTTATCACAAATCTTTGCGCACTCTTCACGCTCAATAACTACGGCGTATTTTGTAGCCTCGATTGCATGAACAATGAGTTCAGCTTTTGCTTCGGCTAGTGCGTCATCAAACTCGCGTTGCGTAAAAAGCGTTCCTCCAGTACCTTTAGCAAAGAAACTTTTCTGAAAATCAGATTGTTCTGACATGTAATTCTCCTAAATTTTATTGATAATTAAATAAGTGTAGATTTTTTGATAGTTCATCTTAATAATTTTCGCTCAATAAATACTGCGATTTCAAGTGGTGTTGCGTGTTGATTATGTTGCACGATTGAAGCGGCGATCATAGCTGCTTGACGCCATCCTTCATCAAAACAGGCTTTTGGGTCATTGAGCATATCTTTTGCATCGGCTCGTTCAAGTAGCTTGACCCAATCGTCATAAGACTGTTCCCAATTCATAATAGACTTATCAGACATAATATTATTCCTATAGTAATTTTAAACACAACGTAAATAAAACTCAAGCCCACAATACCTATGCAAATCGCGCCAATCACCTGCCACTTACTCGGCAGGTCAAGATATTTGTTTCGCATCAAAACCCCCAGCCGAACATGCAACCTAGTATTATGCCGAGGATGATGACGCCAATCCATTCCCATTTAGAGTTTGTCATATATTTTCTCCATGATTAAGTCGCGGTCTGGTTCTACTTCCTCTTCTACTTTTGATACGGGTTCTTCATATTCATCTAGGTCCTCAACGTCAGGATCATATTCGCCTTCTAGCTTAATCTTAAAGTCTGCCACCTGCAATCTATACAACGAAGGAATAGAGCGGAACTCGTCAATGCGATGCTGCATAGGATGCGGCTTAGGAATATAGTTCTTAAAGTCCGCTAATCTTTCTAAAGTCATCTTTTTCATTCTTCTCTCACTTTCATCATTGCGTCAGCAGTTTCATAAGCCATACTAACAATAGCTTGTTTTCGATTTAATCCTTCTGCTGGAGTAATTCCTTTTACGATAAATGCTTGCATAGCTTTAGCCGCAAAGTAGTCACGCAAATCCATGCCTAAATTTTCTTTGCCTAATTCTGTTTCTACAAATTTTGGTTCACCATCAACAATTCCTAAATATTCTAATTCGGCTTGTTGTTTGCTTGGAAACGCTTTCATGTTTATCCCCTCCAAGATTCTTGAGCTTGTTTATCAAATTTGTCAAAGTCTAGCGCATGAATCATTTCCCATACGCTGATTTCTGTGTCAGCGATGCAGACGTCTTCAATATCAATTCCGCCTACGTGACCTACGCTGGGTTCATCTTTGTCAACGTAGCCGTATACGTCTAGCAACGTATCACCGCAATACATAGACATTAAAAAGTTAGATGCTTTAGCCATTGTTATTTCCTTTATTTAGTTATCAAAAATAAAACGTAAGACGGGATGCTGATAAATACGACTGCGTAAAACCAAAGTATAGCTGGAAAAAATAAAAGTGTAAAGATTAATTTCACGCGGGGATTTCTCCGTTCCAACTTTTGATGCGCACTACGTCCAACTTGAGGGCGGGCGCGTCACGAATGATCCAAGCCGCCTGATTAATAGTAACTGGCTTTGTAAAGGCTCTCCAGTCGTTGAGATAGTCATCAAACTTGATTACGATGTATTCTTTTTTACCTTGACCTGCGTATTTCATAATGTGCCCCCGAAGGGGCATCCTTTCTTATCTAGCGGTTACACGAATGGCGATTGAAGCAGTGGACTTGTAATACTTTTGCAATTGCTCAGTAGTAATACCGAGGTCAGCAACCATCTGTTTATAATCATACGTAGAACGCTGAGACAGGGTCACCGTAGCTTTATAAAGGTCACCCTCATAAGTGCCCTCACCAGCGTTCTTGAATACGTCTTTGAGCTGCTCAATCTGTTCATTGAGTTCAGCTGCCTGAGCCTGCAATAAGCCAAGGCGGTCAAGATCCTGCATCTGAGCAGATTGGCTGAGTGCTTGATTAACTAATTTGGTAGAGATATGGTTCATTTGTATTTCCTTTATTTGAGTTATTAAACTGCTTTTGGTCTTTGAATCAAAGTTTGTTTTACACCATTACGAGTACCATGCTCCTTCACTGTCGCCTTGAGAGTTACTGTTTCACCCTCTGCAAGGTTCCATACTGCATCGCAACCACCTTTGTAAATGATTACGTTTTTGTTGGCGTCTTCAAAAATAAAGATACCGATTGGACCGAAGTTAGTATCAATGTTGATTACTTTCTTCAAGACCAAAGTTAAAACAATTTTATCACCGATGATGCCAACATACTCACGAGCAGCGTCGATAGCTGCCTGCTTATCAGCCCACTCTGCCTTGCGGGCATCGCGCTGGATGATGCACTTACGAACTGCTGCCACTTGCTTCTCGGTTAATTTACCGTATGTGTCATACGCAGAGGCAACTGAACCAACAAAGCCGTCTTTATAAATCTTACGCTCGTGAGCATCAATCTCATAACCTTGAGACAAGAACGCTTCAATTTCAGCATAGTCAGGATAATTACGGCTGAAAGTCTTTTTAGCGTTGGTAATAATATTTCTAGAAATTGCCTCTCCATAAGCAACTGGATTTTCAATTTCAGGACCAATGTGGAATAAACGTGAAGTCATTTGTATTTCCTTTATTTGGGTTATTAATTTACTATCCTGTGAAGCTATGTAAAAAACTATAGCGTAGAAATTTACAAAAGGCAACAATTATTTTTGAGTGAAAACCCTTAGTTAGAAAAAGGATGCGTAAAATGAGGTGTAATTACGCTTAACTTCGGCTCCGACCCTATAATCCAAAAGAGTGCGCTGTCATCAAAATCCATTCCCTGCTGGTTTAAATAGCGCCATACTTTTGCCTCGTACGTAGGATGAAAGTCTATACCGTCATAGGTCTCGCCGTTAAATTTGTCAGTATACTTTGAGTAGCCAGTGTCATGTAAGGAAAAATGCTTCCATCTAAACGGTAAAGCATCAAGATTGATACCCATAATCTCTGCGCGTTCCCGAATCCATTGGGCTTTACTGGGTCCAATACCTACGGTAAACAAAGTTTCAATGTTGTGCGCATCCTTTGAAAGCCCGAGTAGTATACTGCAGAGGGAATTGCATGAGCCAGCGGGCACAATCAAAGTCTTGACCTCAGCGGGAATGTTCCTCGTCTGATTAGCCCCGACGTCATGAAAGCCATAAAGTTCCTCAGGATGCTTTTCATGGTCAACAGTAATACCATAGTTGACTACTAGGGAGTCAGGGCGGGTCAAGTCACCAACCATGCGCTGCAACACTGGGTTATACGGCGCGGCGGCATACTCAAAGTGAGTCCCGAAGCCGCCCGCAATACGCGGGTTGTCATGCCGCAGTACGGTATCAGGTTTTGAATAAACAACCATGCGGGAAGGTAAACCAAGGTGCGCGCCCACAATAGCGGACATTGAAAGTTGCGGACTTTGAATTGACGCACCAGTGAGTACGTGCGTCTTACCTTTTCGGTTCTTTGTCATGTAATAAATTAACTGGCGCAACTTACTCCCGTTCGGTCCACCGTAACCGAGCGTATTGAAGTAGTCCTCCCGCTTGAACCACATGCCTTTGTGGTTCTCTACGGGAGTTAAGTCTCTTAGATGATCCTCCCACCTGATGACCTTGCGGTCAAGAGTGTGGGTAGGAATGATTGATTGGCTCATTTCTCTTGTGCCTTTCTTTGTTTGGTCATAGCATCTATTAACACAATATCCATTTCGTTATCCCAAACTGTAGTTTGACCATCATTCCAACCTTCTTGAACGTAAATAACTTCTTGGTCATAGTTAATATCGTAGGTAACTCTTGACCTACTAACTCGTTTTTGGGTGCATAAATCTTCACGCATTTCAGTTAGGCTCATTTCTCTTGTGCCTTTCTTAACTAAATCTAGCAATGATATAAACAATAACTGCACCAAGTAACCACCATTTAAAACTGCCATCAAATACCCAGTTTATAAAGTTCATTTCTCTTGTGCCTTTCTTTTACCTTCATAAAATTCTATGATTGCCTCTGCAAACATTACAGGAAAGTCTGCATCAGAACCTGCTCTTAATAAACCTTCCGCTATACCGCCTTGATGTAAATAAATATTGTGTATTTCTTCAGTAGTTAATTTCATTTCCCTTGCGCCTTTCTTAGTAAGTACCCAAAACAAAAAGATAAAATAAACCAAACCGCTAAAGTAATCATTTCTCTTGTGCCTCCGCATAACATTCTTTACAAGCACCATCATCTACTCCATGCTTACAAACATCATCTAATCTAAAGCGATAAATTAAATCGCTGTTAGGCTTTTTTACTTCTACAAAAGTATCGTGCCAATATGCAATTGAAACTCTTTCTTTCCACCCTTCAATTTCAGCTTGTTGCTGGCGTAGCATGGTGGTTTCTTGTTCTAAAGCATTTTGTAATTGCCCCAACGCCTCTTTAGCTTGTTCTGCCCAGTCTTGTGGTTCTTCATAGGTGTTGTATGTTTCTATTAACCTTTGTACGTTCATTTCTCTTGTGCCTTTCTTAGTATCATTAGGCAATCTTGCACATCATTTACCGCCTCATCGTTACATGATGAACGCAATAAATCTTCTGCCCACTTTAAAGTCCCAATTAACTTTATCTTTTCCTCATCTGTTAGTGTCTTTGCTGGATGGGTGTAGAGTGGAATGTTGTAATCAGAACAATCACCACCTTTACCTGATTTCTTAAATTTATCTGTAATAACATCATCATCTTTACACATCCACGCTATTGGTTCATTGTTCATTTCTCTTGTTCCTTATTTGTATTAGGCTTTCTACCATCTTCATATCCATTGTCATAAGCCCTAATTTTTTCTGCTTTCAACGCTTCTATTTCAGCTTGTAGTCTTAAAATTACTAACTTAGCTCCTTCTAAATCTTCAGCTAATTCATTTGCTGGATGGGTATAGAGGGGGATAGGCTCTGTTGTTCCTGTAACTTTCCACGCAAACTTAATGTCGTAGATTGTTACACCTTCACCTTCGGGGTAAAAATGTCCTACTGGTTCATTTTTCATTTCTCTTGTGCCTTTCCATATCTATTTTCATAGTTACTTCCGTTTCCAAAATCAACAGTACATTCTATTTCCGCATTTAAAGTAGATAAAAACTTATCCCAACAAACAGGGCAAATTGGTTTTCCTTTAGATGTTGTTGGTATTGTTTGCTCAATATGCGGACTCCATTCTGTAATTGTTTTACAAGTTGGGCATTTATAAGGTTGTGCAAATATATATGTCATTTCTCTTGTGCCTTTCTTAGTATGTCCTCAACAATAAACTTAAGTCCAAGAACATTGATGTCTGCCGAACTTGGGTGAACCTGACAACACAAAACCATGCGGTGTGTAAAGTCGCCTATTTCCTC